GACTGCAAGTAATGACGACTATATTTTTGGGTATCAAAAAAGATTTTTAGAAAATATAAAAGATCCTAGTTCAGATTATTATGAAGAATGTTTATTGATTCACGATACAATAAAAAATAGTATTGAGAAATGTTCTTATGACTATGCAAATCAAAAATCTATATCTATAGGTAATTTGACTCCATTATCAATAAGTAAGTATTCTGCTGGGGCACAAATGGGTCCACATGTTGACTCCTACGGAGATGACAGATCTCCAACAATATCGGTTGTTTTATATTTAAATGATGATTATGAGGGCGGAGAAATATACTTTAAAGAACAAGATATAAAAGTTAAGCCAAGTGCGGGTAGTCTAGTAATTTTTCCATCTACAGAACCTTATTATCATCAATCATTACCTGTAGTAAGTGGATCAAAGTATATGACCCCAGGCTTCTGGTATAAAAACTAAATAGTGGTATAATTAAATTCACAATGGAATATTTATTGGGATCCCTTATTACTTTTATTATTGTTTCCTTGGTTGGAAGAAATGTGGATCGCAAAAAGGTAGACTTAGAATTTCCTTTTAACTATGTAAAATATAGACAGTCTGATATTTTTTCTCTAGTTAGAGCATACAATGTATCTCAAATTTTTGAAGAAAAAAATAAAAAAAATTTTAAAAATACCCAATCTTATAAGCATTTTAAAAATACCAATATTAAAGTTATTATTATGGATGATATAGCATATTGGATTAAGGACAATCTTTTTTATACAGCCAATGTTGTAGATGGAATAGTAGACAAAGAAACTACTAGAACAGTTGACACAATGGATATGGATAAGGTACAATTGGATAAGATGATGTTTATTATTGATCAACTTAGAGAGGAAAATACTCGTGATAGTGGGAGTGCAGGGAACTAGTAGTTTTAACGACTACCAGATTTTTCTTCGTGCTATGGGCGTAGCACTTTCTGGAATAAAAAGTGATGACAATTATATCTATATTTATACAGCAGGTCCTAAAAATATTAACGATATGGTTATGGAATTTACCAATTTATCAGATCGTGGATTAAAGGGTAGGGGAATTAAAATTAAAATGTTTAAGGTTGCCCCCGAATGGTTAGAAGAAAATTGTGCTGATATTAACTATTTTGCATATCTTTGCAATCCTAGAGAAAATCAGAGCAAACTATTTAAAACGATACAACTAAATAATATAGAATATGGTCTATTTAACAGTTAGGTAAAAAATGATAATTAATGATTTAGAGACAATGGAGAACATTGTCAATAATAACAATACCCTGTCCTGGATAGGTTGGGATGTTGTTGAAAGACACAAAACACAAAAGGCAAAAACATCTAAAGATGGAATTTTTGTTGACGGGTATTGGTATACACAGAAAGTGTATCCAGTAACTCGTGAAGGTTGGAGCATTCCTCAGAAACTTGTAAGGTGATGCCATGCCTAAGCATCTTTGGAAAGACGATGCGTCTTGTTTAGATTATGATACAAATATATTTTTTGAAAAATATGAAGATGATGAGGCACTAAGGCCTGCCATAGATCTTTTATGTTCTTCTTGCAGTGTAAGGAAAGAATGCTTTGCTGTAGGGGTATCACAAAAAGAATGGGGAGTTTGGGGCGGTGTTTATTTAGAAGAGGGTAAACTTTCTAAAGAGTTCAACAGCCACAAAAATAAAGAAAGTTGGGCAAAAATTTGGCAATCCTTAACGATAGACTAGTATGGTAGTATAGATATATGTACACAGATTCTATGCGTAGAGCCTTTAGGTCATTAGATCATTATGCTCCAAAAGGATTTTCTGTAGAGATTATAGATAATGATAATTTTATAACAGTTAGAGCAAAGGCATCTTCTTTTGTAAATTTATCTGATCGTGATAAAAAGAAGGCGGTTGAATATATGTCTATGGTAAAAAAAGCATTTGAAGATTTAGGTTCAATTGTACTTCTGACTAGGACAGAGCAATGATTATTGAATTAATAGTTTATTCTTTTTTAACATTACTATTTGTTTATCTTATTTTTAATAATGTTAAAATAAAATACAAAAATTTTGAGTTGCAACAAAAACTACTAGAGTCTATGCTTAATAGAAATATGCTTTTAGAAAATATGAAAGCATTAAGTAAGTCAAAATCAATTGTAGAAGATGATGGATTTAATAAGTTTATTAATCAGTCAAGAGATTGGGCATTTCAGTATATAGAGTTTGCTCAATTAGAACTAAGCAAAATAATTAATCAACAAAATTCATTAACCAAAGAAGAGATTATTGATAGAATAAATACTTTATTACCTACGGATAACAAAAATGATTAATGCAAGGGGTATTCCTACAGCAAATTGTCCAGAATGTGGATATGATTTGCTTAAAGTAAATGTAAAAATTGATCCTATTGATTATGAACTAGGACTATACACATTAGATGGAGAGTGTGCCAAATGTGGAACACTTGTTACGGTAGCAACACCCCTTGACCATCCTAACTTTAACAAAGGAGAAAAATGAAAGATATTATATTTTCAATATTAACAGGCTTTGGTTGCGGAGTAATCTTTGCAGCCTTTAAACTTCCAGTTCCAGCCCCTCCAGTGTTTGCTGGTGTTGCTGGTATAATTGGATTATGGCTCGGATACGATGTCATAACAAGGTTCATATCCTAGGAGGAAAATAAATGGACGCAAAAATGAAAGCAATGCTTGCATCATACGGACGATCAGTTCTTGGTGCTGCGCTTGCGCTATATATGTCTGGGGTTACAGACCCTAAGACACTTGCATATTCGTTATTGGCTGCAATTGCACCAGTTGGGTTAAGAGCAATTAATCCTAACGATAAAGCATTTGGAAGAATGCCTGCAGTTTCTGCACTTGAAACAGCACTTGCAAACTTACAAGTTAAAAAGGCTCCAACAAAGAAGGCTCCAGCAAAGAAAACTGCTGCAAAGAAGTCTTCTGGTGGCGGTAAGCCAGCCGACATGGCATAAATTAGTTAAATAAAATTTGGGGGTGTTGATTTTGACACCTCCATTTTTTATGCTATAATACATATGTACCCGCCCAAAGGGGGGTATTAATTGAACTCGCTTAATAAGGAGGAAACATGGTAAGTTCATTTGCATTGGATCTTTTTAAGGATCCATTTTTTATTGGTTTCAACAGAGAGTTGGACCGTTTTTCTAATATCCATCGTGAGGCAACTCGTCAATCTTATCCACCATATGATGTGGTAAAACTTGATGAGGACACTTACAAGTTATCTTTGGCCATTGCTGGTTTCAGCAAGGACGAAGTTGAGGTTTCTGTGGATAATGGAAGTTTAATTATCAAGGGTGAGAAAACCGAAGAAGAGAACACTAATGTTCTACATAAGGGTATCGCAACTCGCAAATTCACACGCACCTTTGCTCTTGGAGAGTATATGGAGGTAGATCGTGCTGAAATGGCAGACGGTATTCTTAGCGTCTTTGTGGAAAGAAACATCCCAGAAGAAAAGAAACCAAAAACAATCAAAATAAAGTAATACAATATAGATAGTCCTCCGCAGGACCTTGGGATGAGTAGTTACCATCTTATTTAACCTGGCCATCGTGCCTGAATTTCCTGCGGGGGATTTATAATTCCCCTGTATAATAATCTTATCTATGACTGACAAAGAACTTCATAGGCAAAAGCAGGCTTACAAGCAAAGACTGGTAGAAATAAAAGAGTCCAGTGGGTGTAAAGACTGCGGAGAAAACAATCCAATAGTCTTAGACTTTGATCACCTCAAAGACAAAAAATATAATGTTTCAAGAATGATTCACGATGGGTTTTCTTGGAAGGCTATCAAAAAAGAAATAGATAAGTGCGAAGTAGTTTGTGCTAACTGCCACAGAATAAGAACTTACAATAGACTAGTATCTTAATTACCTAGTCCACCAAGCAAGGCTATACCTTATTGAATCAGAAACATCTTTTACTCCATGTTCGTATTCCTTGTTTCCTGGATGCATAACTAAAGATCTTGCCTTTGGTTTAATTGATATATTTTTTTGTGGATAAAATATTTCTCCGCCAGAGTAATTATCGTTTAGATAAACAACAAAACCATGGGTTATGATTTTTTCATACGGGTTATATTGTGGATGGTTTGGAGATATCTCATCTGTATGTACTCCAAGCCCTGGCCCTTGTCTTCTAGATATGTAGTTTATTGGCAAATAGTCAAAGTCTGATATATTATATTCTTTCATAAAAATAGGTTTAGACCTATCGGATATTTTATCTACTATTGTTTTATAATAAATAAAACTATCTTTTAGGTTCATACGACTAATATGCAATTGGTTTCCATACCATTCTGATAGCCCAGACCCGTCATCTGACATATCCCATAACGATGGATCTTTTGTTGATATTTCTATCAAAATATCTGCTTCTTCCTTTGATAAAAAATCTTCAACCACAACAATATCATTATTAAAAGGTCTTTTTATAAGCATATATAGATTATACCTTATTGATATTGTGATATAATTTAGGTATGCCGTATCATGTAGGTGCTAAAGGGTCTTCTGGTTGTTCTGGATACCCTGCCGTAAAAGACACAGGAGAGGTTATGGGCTGCCATAAGACTCGTCGTGAGGCTGCAGCACAGATCTACGCTATAAACCGTTCTGAGGGCAATATAGGTAAGTCTATGGTCAAAGAGGGCGACATGGTAATGGCCCCACATGAAGAAGAAATGTATGTTGGTCGTGTAGTTCATGTTATGAACGAAGGTATGCTAGGAACACCAGGATCTGAATATGCAATTGAGGCAAGCCCTACAGAGCCAGCAATACTAATACAATTATTTGAAATGGAAGAAGGCGGTCTTGAAGAGACTGAGTATTTTGTTGGAGCAAAGGCATCGGAGGTTATGGTTATGCCATCATTAGAAGAAAATGTAGGGATGGATAAATCATACGAAGGATGCGGATGTCCAATGTGTAAAGAATTAAATGTAACATGTGATCAGTGTCCTCAGTGTCAGTCTGGAGAAATGAAATCAGATTGCTGTGCAAATGTAACTAAACAAGCACCGTGCTGGGATGGATATGTACAAAGAGGAATGAAAGAACAAAATGGTAAGATGGTTCCTAATTGTATTCCAGTCGAAAAAGTATTGTTTGAAGGTTTTGGTAGAACAATAGCCAAAACAGAAAGAATCAAAGGTTGGTAATATGCCTGGTCATAAATCATCTGGAAAATATAAAACTAAACATCCTTTTAATCCAGTACAAATTAAAGATGGCATGATTGTTCGTTTGAGAAAAGATGGAACAATAAAGGCTGTTCTTGGAAAATATGGCGAATATAATAAAAATAACAAAGATCGACTTGCATAAGTCACTCTTTTGCTATATAATTATTAGGTTGGTCCGTTAGTTCAGTTGGTCAGAACGCTACCCTGTCACGGTAGAGGTCGTCGGTTCAAGTCCGATACGGATCGCAGAGAGGGTAGGAGGAGTGTATGCATAAGGGAAAAGGGAATGTATGCACTCTTTGTTGCAACCCTACCCTCTCCTTTGGGGCTATTGTCTAATGGTGCAGGACGGCGACCTTCAGATTCGCAGGTGAGAGTTCAATTCTCTCTAGCCCTACTACAAATTATGGCACTATCGTCTATCGGATAGGACATCGCCCTTTCACGGCGGAAAGACGGGTTCGATTCCCGTTAGTGCTACGATTTGATACAATAGAATAACTACTAGTAGAAAGAGTAACTAATGAAAACAATTGGTTATAAATTAGAACCATTTTCAGTTATTGGCGTAAAGCCAGGTGCACTATCTGGAGATGATTCATTTCAAGAAATTACAGAAAAATCCTTTTCAGGAAAATGGAAAGTGATTGTATTTTATCCAAAGGACTTTACTTTTGTATGCCCAACAGAAATTGTGGCATATGACAAGTTAGTTAATGACTTTGATGATCGTGATGCAATTCTTATGACAGGCTCAACAGACAACGAGTTCTGTAAAATTGCATGGCGTAATGCACATGAAGATCTAAAGAAGACAAATTCATGGATGTTTGCAGATCAGATTCGTGATTGGAATTGGGAAAGTGAAGACGATAGAGGTTATACTGGTCTTGCAAACCAACTTGGTATTTTAAACAAAGATGGCGTAGCACTTCGTGCAACATTTATTGTTGATCCAGAAAATGTTATTCAGCATGTAACAGTAAATAACCTTAATGTTGGTCGCAGTCCAGAAGAAACTCTTCGTATTCTTGACGCACTTCAAACTGGTGAACTTTGTGCCTGCAACAGAACAGTTGGCGGAGAAACTTTGTGAGTTGGGTAGATGAAATTAAGGAACTTGTTCCTGAATATGCAAAAGATATTAAACTAAATCTTGATGCAGTTATTAATAGAAGTTCTATCGATTACGATTATGCTTCAGCATTGTCACTTGCAGCAGCACTTGCTACAGGTAATCAAGATATCGTTGCAATGATCTCTTCAGGTGTTTCTGATGATGTAGAAAAAAATGCAGCATTTACGGCAGCAGCATTAATGGCACAAAATAATGTGTGGTATCCATACACTGAGATGGCAGATGATCCTAATCTAACTGGATTACCTGCACAACTTAGAATGAATGCCATCGCATCTCATGGTGGAACAACAAAGGCTAAGTTTGAATCTTATGCTTTGATTGCTTCTATTATTGGTAAATGTCATTTTTGTGTAAAAGCACATTATGAAACATTAAAGCAAGAAGGCTATACTACTGAACAATTGCGTGATATCGGAAGAATTGCAGCAACAATCAATGCAATTGCAAAGGTTGTAGTAGCGTAGTGGATTGCCTCCTTAACTCAGGGGTAGAGTACCCGCCTTGTAAGCGGGTTGTCGTAGGTTCAAATCCTACAGGAGGCTCAAAGTGGAAAAAGAAAAATTAGAAAATGATATAAGACAAATATTGTTTGAAATTGGAACAGATATAAAGGTTCACAAACTAGCAGATGGACATCTAATATTAGATATTGATTATGAAAAATATGTAGAAAAAATAATTAAACTATTATATAATCATTAAAGTCTTGTTTGGATATCGCAAATGTCCAAGTCATATACCTGCTGCCACTTAAAATACTATTCACTCCATGTGTTGTATTTTTAGGTAAAATTATGATACTTCCAGGCTTTGGAGTAACAATTAAATCATTGTCAGACAAAGTAAGTTCTCCTCCAACAAAGTCATCATTGAAGTAGCATAATATTGTAAACTCTGGAATAATTTGTACTCCTTTAAATCCATCCTTAAAATAAATATCTGTATGATCACTTATTCCATCAAAAAATCCAGACTGTTCTCTAATTAAAAATCCACTATCAATTAAATAATAATCATTTCTTTTATAGTTTTTTTCATCTAAATATTTTAAAAAACAAATACTTATTGCGCTTTTTATTTTTTTATAAATTTTTTCAAAATTATCAGAGTTTATTGATATTTCTTTGCCAAATAAATCTCCGTTTTGTCTTAAAGATTCATTCCATAAATTATTTTGATTCTTAACTTCATCTATAATTTCTTTTGGGTTATCAAAAACATTTTCCCAAAACCAAATATCTTCTGTTAGTTTTTTAATTTCAAACATATTATGATGGAAGGTTTTCTTGTTTCTTGTATGTTCTTTCATTTTTAAATAAAGGAGCACACCAACTATCAAAATTATTTTTTATCTGATCATTATATTCTTCGGTTCCATAGTTATAAAAAGACCCTGGATTTTTTTCTGACTTCATGCAGAATGTTGAGTATGCATATCTAATGCCAGATAAAACTTCCCTGACTCCATGTTTTTCTCTTGAATGTGCCCCATGAATAACTAAATCACCAGGCTCTGGTTGTATTTCTATTCCAAGTTCTGGGTAATAAACTTGACCACCAGTAAAGTCACCAAAATATCCAATAATTCCATAATCTAGAACGCAACATGTACCCCAAGTATCTTCATTGGTTAATTCTTCATGATTTCCTTCTCCAGGACTATCTTCATGAACAAACATGCTTTCACCTGGTTTTAAAACTATCATGTTAAGTTGAGGGTGTATGACATGTGTAGGAGCAATAAACTCAGATATTTTTTGCCATACCTCAAATAATTCAGTGATGCCCATGTGTGCTTTTTCACGATACCAAGGGATCATATTTTCTTGATGTGTTCTAAATTCTTGATCGCTTTGCATTGTTTTATTTATTTTTTCTACAAAATCAGCATCAAAAAAATTTTTATATATTGCAATTCTTTCGTCATACTTAATTATATTGGGATGTTCGAACATGATCTAATTATAGCATATTTTAGTGTATAATTTATATATGAAAAAAGCCATTTTTGTAGGGGATTGTCACTTAGCCAGGGTATACGAATACCATGATGAAACAAATTGCCCTATTGATATAAAGTTTTGGGGACTTGCTGGACTAAAGGTATTTAATTTAGATTTTTTTGAACTAGAAAAAAATAAAAAAGTATCTTCTGGAACAGAAATAGGAAATAAGGATGCTATTATTTTTGAACCTATAGAAGATGAAACCTTAGTTATTTTATGGATAGGATATGTTGACATCAGGCAGTATCTTCCTAAATATAATAATGCAAAAGAGTTAGTAAAAAATTATGTGGACAACGCAATAAAATATTTTAAAAATTGCAAAATTTTATTTATTGAGCCTTTGCCTCAATTTGACAAAATGTATTTAAAATATGAGGGCATAAGTCCATCTTATACATACGAAGAAAGAGAAACACAAAATAAATTATTTAATAAATACCTTGACGAATATCTAAATGAGTTAGGATTAACTAAGTCAGTTAAACAAGAAAAACTATTTGATGTTTTAGGTGTTAAACAACTTGATGAAAATGTTTTAAGAAAAATTGCACCACATCCAGTAGATTCTTTATCAGAAGAATATAATAAAAAACTTTATGATTTTTTTATAGATTTAGCAATTAAAAATTTATAAAGGAACTTTAATTTTAGAATAAGCATATGTCGGTATACATATTCTTACATCAGATTTTAATGGATTTACTCCGTGAGTGCAGTGTTCTTCTGCACTATGAATAACCAAGTCACCAGGATAGGGTTCGTACAATATATTTTGTTTTGAATAGAATAATTCTCCTCCAGAAACTTTATTTAGATAAATTACAATGCCGTACCTTGGCTGATTTATTATTTTATATGGGGTACCCTCTTTGTATGTTTTTGATAGTTCTATTTGATCTAAAACTTTGTTGTCATCTTGATGTTGGCCCATATTGCCACCCATATGATATTTTTGAAAATAACAGGCATCATCTAATACAATATCTCCAAAAAATTTTTCAGAAAGTTTTTTAATTACAGGCTCAATTTCTTTTATATGTGTGTTACTTGTATAATGGTATGTTCTATTATCCCAAAATGAATCATCCATAGAAATCGCTAAATTAAATAAGTCTAATGCTTGTTTTTCAGAAATAAAATTTTTAAATAAAAATATGTCTTTTCCTAAAAGGATTGAGCCATCACTATTAAAAGACATTATTTTCTACCCCACTGAATATAGTTCCAACCACGCTCATGTGCGTAGTAGATAAATACTTTAACTACCGTTTCCCAAAAGGCAATAGCCCCTGAAAGGGTTGCGTCACCAGTAAGCACATAGGCAACAACAAATGATGAAAGCGTTCCCCAAATACGGTAACTTAATGCTTTAGCAAATGATCTTGCCCTTGTTACTGTCATGATGGCCACTCTAATTTATCATTGCCAATTTTATCTATTATTTTATATACCCATTTCTTTACGCTTTTGCGTAGCCGATATAGCATGAATCTCCGCCCCCAAATCTACTTGTTCAATCTTGTATCCTACATCACGACCATAAACAATGTTTGTAATGTTAGGTAATCTTAGTACTAATGCCCCGTCCATAAAATCATCTTTTGCAATATACCCCTTAACCTCGTCAAAAGTTAGTGGATCTTTTTCGCTTGTATTGTAAGTATTGCGGACTCCAAGAAGCACTTGGTCAGTTCTCTTTCCAGCCTCTTTGTAAAGGGCGTGGTGACCTTCATGCCATGGCTGGTATCTTCCAAGCATTAAGGTTGTTGGCGCTGACCAATCATGTAGATTAAATTGTTTAATTATTTCTGTTGCCTTTTCATTTGCATTCCATTCATGACTAATAAATGCCATGTCGAAATCACTTGGTGGTTCAAACATCTTATTAGTATCTTCAAATCTACCTTTTTCAATTGTTTCCATATAAATTAAAATGTCTGGCTTACCAAATGCTGCACGAGTTAGATCTGTGGGACATACAAAGTCTACGATTACTGGGGCAACTCCTTGCTTAGAGATTAATCTTGCCATCTCTCCCATGCGTCTTGCTTGCTCAATCCTATCTTCTGGGGTAAAGCCTAAATCTGAATTAACTGTTGCACGAACCTCATCAGCATTAAGATGAATAGCATTGATGCGTTCTTTTAGGGCTTTTGCTAATTCTGTTTTTCCAGAACCAGGAAGCCCAATAATTTGAATAATCACAAAGTCTCCAATCCTATTCCATTATAGCATTAAACAATTTTGCTGGTCTGGCAGGTCTCGATCCTGCGACATCTCGATTAACAGTCGAGTGTTCTACCAACTGAACTACAGACCAATATTTAATTGTAGCACCCCTGATTGGATTTGAACCAACGACAAACGGATTAGAAGTCCGCTACTCTATCCACTGAGTTACAGGGGTTTAGTGCCCCTGGTTGGATTCGAACCAACGCTTGCACGATTTTAAGTCGTGTGCCTCTGCCACTGGGCTACAAGGGCGTAGAATATTTTGGAATTGAACCAAACTCTAAGATGCTTATAAGACACCTTCTGACCACCAGCCAGCCATATTCCAAAGTAGAGCAGGTAGGACTTGAACCTACGATAACCGAATTATGAGTTCGGGGCCTTGACCAACTTGGCTACTGCTCCATGAGTTTTATTCTTTATTTAAAACTCTAAAAGCATCGCCTGTTTCTTCATCTTCAAAGTCCCAAACAAATGCATCAATAAAGTCTGGCTTCTCCCAATAAGGTATTCCATCTTCATCATAATCATTCCACCCGTCACCGCTCATATCAAAATCCCATTTATATACAGTGCCAAACTTATTATATAGTGGCCATGTCATTCGCCAAACAAAAGAATAAAATTGATACATCATTCCTAAATCTTTTGATTCATCTAAATATGAAATACGAAGTATTGCCCAGCCTGCTACATCTCCAAATAAATCTGCAACCCATCTTAATGGTGGACGGGATTTATTAATTCTAACGGTGTCTTCAAATAAATTACTCATGATACTAAAACTCCTAATAAAATACCTATAATAAATGAAAGTATGGCAACTGGCCAATAATATGTTTTTCTAAGATGATCTATTATTATGTCTTTTACAATATCAGAAGGTATTTCAATTTCATATCCTTCATTATCTAAATCATCAAATCTGTATGATTTCATTTATGCTCCTTCATGTGTCTAGACAATGCATCGTGACCAAATATTCCCCAACGCAATTCGATTTCTTTTTTACACGTGCTGCATATGACTACTCTATTCCCTGTCATTTTTACCATATTTCATTTGAATATAACAAACAACCCACCCTGCTATCATAGCAGCAATGAGCCAAAAGGGGTGTAAATAAGTAACATTCATATAATCATTATATCTTATGCTAATTCAAAAGTCAAGTATAATGGTATACATGATACAAGATGATAAGTTTTTTGAAAGACCTGAAAACTGGAAAACATTAAACCCTAATATTATTTATAATAATAGAATGCTTAAGGTTTTTGAAAATGCAAAACCAAGAGAAGATGGAAGAAAAGGCGAAGGTTTTTGGAAGGACGATTATTTGTATACAACAAATGTTCATACCAATCATAAAAATTTTAAAATACAATATAAATTAAATAAAGACGGCTTTAGATCTAACAATTTTAAAAATATAGATAAAAATAAATATACAGTACTTTTTACAGGATGTTCAGTTACATTTGGACAAGACCTACCTGAGGAAATGCTTTGGACTGAATTAGTTGCAAAAGAATTATCTAAAAAATATAATATTGATTATTATAATTTAGGTATTATGGGTTCATCTATAATGCTTTGCATAAAAAATATATCTGCTTTTATTAATATATACGGAATGCCAGATTTAATAATAATGTTAGTTCCAGATACTTTTAGAACAATATCTTACGATCCAGTTGAAGATTGCTATATAGATTTAACACCTAGAACTAAAGAAGGAAAACTTTCAATGGAACAAATGATGCCAGAAAATATATTTTTGCAAAGTATTATAAATATAAATTTGTTGCAAAATTTATGTAATGTTTCTGGATCTAAATTTTTATTTTCTGCTTATGATAAAATGACACAAAATATTTTTGATAAATTTTCTGTTGAACTTCCATCATTTTTTAAATCGGAATGCCTAATAAATGATGAATTAAATTTAAGAGAAAATGATGTTCAATATTGGGACAAGGCTGCAGATAGAAAACATCCTGGCGGAGGATGGCATGAATTATTTGCTGAAAGAGTTTTAAAAATTTTAAAGGATAACATATGAAACTTAATATAAGCAAAGATATAGAAAACAATATTTCATTTTTTGATTTTTCACAATTTTGTACTGAAAGAATGGGCGGATCATTATTAAGAAGAAAAGGAAAATGGGTAGATGATTATTATTACACTATGAGTGAAAATGTTAGCGATGTAATATATAAAATAAATAAAGAAGGTTTTAGAACAAATAACTTTAAAAAAGTTGAAAAAGGCAATAATAAATTAACTATACTATCATCAGGATGTTCGTTTGGTTTTGGTCAAGACATGCCAGAAGAATTTAGATATTCTAATGTAGTTGCAGAAAGTTTAAGAGATAAATATGATGTTGAAGAATATAATGTTTCATTGATGAGTGCCTCTATTCACTTAATAACAAAAAATGTATGCACATTTTTTAATAAATACGGATATCCAGATGTTTTATTAATTACTTTTCCAGATATGCACAGAGGTTTTCATTTTGATTTAGAGCAGTCACGTTTTATAGAAACCAATTTATATACTATTGCAGCACGTGGTTGGATTAAAGAAACATTAGAATCATGGAAAAAAAATTATCTGCCTCATCATAATTTAGTTATATACACAACAATGATTCATATGCTTGACCAAATATGTAAAGCAAATAATGTTTTATTTTTGTGGACTTTTTGGGAAAATGGAACAAGAGATACTTTTGAGTTTTTTTCTAAATCATATGATTCGTATTTTGAATTAGATACTATGTGGCCACAAACATTGTCAAAAGATTATGGAAATCATGATATAAAGTATTGGGGCAAGGCTGGAGATAACAATCATCCAGGTGGCGGATGGAATAAAGAAGTAGCGGACAAAATGCTTCAATTAATAAATTCAAAATTAAAGATTTAAAGTTCGGCGGTAAATAGAAATATCAAACCTATTTATGACCTATACGGTCAATAAGGTTTAGTATCTAGTTACACTGCCCACATGGACATTTCCAATTAACTGATTCAATGTTTAATATGTGATCAATCAGAGAGGTTAGGCCTGTTTTGTTTTTCCAGTTATCATCATCTAGACCATTTTTCGCAAGGAATTCATAGATAATCTTAATATGATCAATCATGTTATCCTTATTCAATACATCTATGTCTAGTTTAAAGTCTAAACTATCGCTTAAGGCATCAAATACTAGGTTTGATACGTTCTTATCATTAATACCGATAAGGACATGTTCGTAATCTGGTTTGGTATCAGAATCTACATTTAAAACCACAAAAGACTGCATTGGAACATGTGGGATTTCAAATCTCTGTCGTAATAGTTCTCCAATCATGGATGCTAAATCGCTATTTGTTACACAAACTACTTTCATTCTATCTCCTTTATAACTGGATCAAGCCTATCCCAATGACCAGCAGGATTACCTTGATAGACTTGTCCTGTTTCTCTATCTATTAAGAGCCATTTGGTAGGTGCTTTTGTTTTTATCAAAAGTTCGACGGGATAGGGAAGTTCTTCGTAATCCCTATGAGGCCTATTACCCAATAAACACACTCCATAGTACAGTAAAGACAACCATACCTAGGATAATATACCCTAGAGCCTTGATACTTTCATTTGCTTTCTTATCGTTCATAATTACCCCATATACATATAAATGAAATGTTTCTTACATACATCGACGATAACGCCAGTATCTTTATCTGGTTGAGTAAACTCTGGTTTGTTATCACAGTAATAACATTTCAATGTTTCAATCATATTTCCATTATACACTAACCATGAATATACCATGATGGCGGTTCTTCGTCTATAGATAAGGCCTCAACAATATCCCCCGCCAATTTCTTAGATAGAGCATCCTTATGTTTGCCCTTAAGGTGCTCATGAATAATCTCAGATATGATATCTATTTTGGATTCATCAGATAACATTATTCAAGCACCACATCTGGATCATTGATATAGAAAAATATAAGTTGCATATAGTCCCCATCCTTAAATATTTTCTCTGGTCTCCAATGCCACTGAGATCTTGAGTCAAATGCTATGGCTTCATTATCTTTTAATTGATACTCTATATCATCAATTACTATTGGCCAATCTACGTTTGATTCTAGTTGATAGTCGAATGTTAATTTAACATTTTTTGGATCTTTATGTGGTGGAAGATTAGGGTTTGTTATTTTGTTATTATATTCTATCCAAGTAACAGGACCTAGTTCGTAATCCCCTAATGTATTTAAATAGTTTTGTATCTTATCTAGGATTTTAGGATCAATAATATAGTTTAGATATAAGTCATCTCTGCCTCTGTCAATTTGATGAATTGTTTTACCCACCAGTTTAAGGTGAGAGTTATCCTTGATTGTTTGTTTTATGGATGCAATTTCTTCATCTGTAAAAACATCTTTAAACACTATATTTTGCATCTAACCACCCCTGAATAGTTAGTTTACCATGATATTTAGCCTTATAAAAATCTTACTGTTATTTTATAAGTGGAGTAAAGTGGAGCATAGTGGAGAGTAATGGGTGATGGAGCGCTTTTTAAGGCGGGGATCGTAATGCGCTGACAAACCATCCTATCTATCAAACCATATATCCCCAAACCCTTATATCATATATGCCCCATATCTGTCAAACCATGTATAAAAGGTTTGGCATTATACATGCAAAACCATGGTTTGTCAAGTGTCTTCGTAAAGGAATTTGCATGAAAATTGCCAAAAAATAAAATAAATCCGAAATAATCCGAAATAAGATTTAAAAGGTTTGAAAATGTTTTAAAACCAGAAAATATGGTTTGTTATTGACTATTAGGGGTATTAGTGGTATGATCGTAATCTTTTTTATTCCCCGCCTCATGGGCCGTCCTCCAGGCATCCCTGTCAAAATCGAGCGGGGTAAAGGAAAAGTACTTAGACAAACCAATCATATGAGTAAAGGCTACAAAGGCATTAGATAAAGACCTATCATGATCTTTTGCTTGGTTTGGATACTTCATTCTATAAAAGTGTCTGGCCATACAAACTATCATAACACAATTTATTATGGTTTGGCCATAAAATGGTTTGGATCGTAATCTGGGAAAAATGGTTTGATATCGTAATGGTTTGATAACCTGAAAATACTGACCGACCCGTTTCAGGGCTTATGCAAGTGGACCCAGGATTTCATCTAAAGTTTTGAAACCCTTATCTTTTACTTCAAGGCTTTCTAAAAATAAATCCCATGTTTCATTTACATAGTTAGTTGCCATATCAGTGGCAGGAACAATTTCTTGTGAGATAGCAAATGCTAATGGCAAACCAATGTCATTGTACTCTATGAAGTCAGAGAAGTCAACATCACCTTTATAGTTACACCATAAATCTCCCAAGATGTTACACTTATCAGAAAAGTCTGTATTGGTATTGCTCATTGTATTTCTCCTCTTTGTGGTATTGTGCGCTTTGGGCTATTGTGATAAGTCTGTTGTAGGAAACTGTTGGTGCTATTACTGCCAAATACTCACCAACCTGTTCGATGTCAAGGCGCAGGTCAGAAACAAGGGCAGAAAGTCGCATGGCAACTTTTTCCTCGTCAGTTAGTCTGTGTCGTCTAATCATAGTTCTCCTATCATCATTGTATCAAAAAGAAAGGGGGAGCGCAAGCCCACGACAAACATGCGCTCCCGTAGAGGGGACCCAACCCTCTTTATGATGTGACCGTCGTCACAAGATTATGGTAGTTAATAAAATCTTGTATAGAATGTGTCCCAGTGTCATCAGTTACAGTCTTATTAATTAAGTCGATTAGTACGGGGTGGTCCATAAATCCAAGGTCGTTAGGATTGCAGGCATAAATTCCATACCCAGTCTCATCCATAATACTATCCTTAATTAGATAACTTACAGCCATACGTACGTAGTATGACTCATCGCCAAGACGTGGTGCTGCATGCTGCAAGGCTGCTGCCAGGTCTTCATACATGGAGTACTCGCCCCAATGGCTGTATAAGGCAACTGCCTGGTCCTCTGATTGCTTAAAAACGAATGTACAACGTGCTCCCATTATAGGGTCCTTTCGGTAGTAGGGTTTTCTTCCATGATATCAAATTCTAGGTCTAATATCAACTGCTCATACATTATTCTATCCTATTACAAATAACTGAGAGTTCATCCATTACGAATTCCCAAGCGTTCTCGTCATCAATATGGTCTCCTTCTAGTTCTGTAGTAAAGTTCATATAGATCCCAGAAGGCTCGTGAATGATTTCTACCTCATATGTTTTAGTTTCTTCCATTGTCTTCCCTTTCTGCTATAGCGAATGATAATTGATAAGTTAGAGAATATACGTGAGATAAAGCGTCTAACTGTCCCTGCCAATATGTGCGGTCCATGGAATCCATAGCCTCCCCAGATTGGTTCTCTGCTTCTTGTGCTAATTCCAGTTGCTCTTCAGCCTCTTTCATAAGCCATTTGAGTTCACCGTGCATGATGTCAAGGCCACTGCTGCCAATGTCTACTTGCTTTTGTAGATTATCAGTTAGTTCCATTTTCTTCCTCCTTTTCCATTATTACAGCAATTATATGGCTAATACCAGTTGCTTGTCCACTTATAAAGTTATATTCAATATCTAATTCAGCAAAGTCTTTTGAGGCAGGGTCTAACTCATCCATTTTATTAGATAATACTTCTAGGTCCTGATTCAAAGACTGCATATGTAATTGAAGATAGTTTTTTATATAATCAATCATTGATGTTCCTCTCTGTGCTCCTCGCATGGTTCGTCTGCTTCATTATACCCACACGAAGGGCATGTGTCAAAATCACATTCTTCACAGTATGGTGTTTCTTCCTCAGCATGGTCACATTCTCTACATTTCCAACCGTATGATTCGTGTGATTCTTCCATACCAGCAACAATTATAGTCTCGCCACCCCAACCTGTTTCTTCTTCATAAGATAAGGTAAACTTTATATTAGGATATTGCTCTGACAACGTATGAATAATAGGATGTGGTGGAGACCAAGCGGTATTGAATTTATAACCAATAGAACTATCGCTTTCATCTGTTATCTCAGTATCTGAATACTCTCTATCATCATGAACAGCAACGTCCCATTTAGTTCCCCAATGGCGTACATTCCAGTCGTACCAATGATTACCCTCAAACTTCAATGCTTCTGCTAATGGTAATGAGTGGTCAGGTTGTTTGATGTACTCTTCTTCAGATACACCGTCTTGAATATGGTTATAGATGTTATGAAATGCAAATATAGGATTTGAATATGTTGTTTCTGTCAATTCCATTTGCCCAGTCTCAGGATTCCATTGGTCGTGAACCTTAGTGAATGGTTTATTGAGTTGTTGTTTTAGTTTTGATATCTCATCTACAGGTCCCTCCGCAGATAGATAGTTATAACACCAATTTGGCATTGTGGGTCCTTTCTATTAGGTCTTGTATTATTCTAGCAAATTATCAAGGGGATGTCAAACACGTCCCTCTGCTAATAATCCTAGTAATAAATCTTCTAGATCTCTAAGAACTGCTTTGTCTTCCTCTGCAAACTTAGTATCCTTAATATGATGATGTAAAGAATAGTTTAAAACTGTAGCCATATTCTCTACCTGCTCAACTGTATATCCTAGCATTAATCCCTCACATATTCGTAGATAAGGTTGATAGCAAAATGAAGATTACAATCACAATCTCCACCATTCATGTTTTCTATAAAATCAAAATGAGAATAATTATCCTCATAGATTTTCATTATTAGTTCGTCCACATATAGTGGTGTTTTAGTTTGGGTCATAAATTTAGAATACCAAAATTTGGGGGAAAAGTCAAGTCCTACGTAATAAAAACATTAGATGATATTTTTAGTCGGCCACTTTTTTGATCTTTTGTCAAATAAAAAATTGAGCAGTTTATACTCATGCTCAGGAGTTGAATTAGTTTATACTAATTCTAAAGTGTTGCGAACAACATTTAGCAAACGATTTTTTTCTGCTGTAATAGCAGGGTCAAAACCACTTGAACCCATTAGAATTGATTCAGTAAGACCACGCTTACCACCACGATACCAATCGATTCGTTCTGTAAGTGCGTTCCAAGCACCCCATGCTGTATTAGCAATCATGCCATTGAATTCACCTGTGTAAATATCATTGATTAGGTCAACTTTATTTGTCCACTTAGAAAGTGCGCCTTTCTTAGTTTCATCAGGTTTAGGATACGCAGCAAGAACAATATCATTGAATTGTTGTGCTGTGATTTCTTTTTCAATCATGAGTTTAGCCATGATAGAAAATTCGTCCATGTAGGCATTAGCAACAGCAAGAGCCTCACGAGCCTGTTGAACCTTACCCTCAGCAGATTGTGTGTGGCGAATCTTGAAAGATTGCTTGACACCATTCTTTTTCTTAGTGCGACCTAACGCAACAGCGAGAGTGTTAGCGCATACAACACGAACAGGTGTTACGCTTGCTTGAATAGCGATTGAGCCATCATGTGATGTATTGACAAGAAGATAAGTTTTGATTTTATCCGCTACGCCATTTGGGTCAAGAACAGTTTCACGCTCAAGAGCGAGAGAACCGAATACAACACGACCATTACGCAATGAACCAGCAGTTTCCCAACGACCTCCGCCATCAAGAATTGCGTCACCGAATGTGAATAGTTCTTCATTTTGTAGTGGGACATAACGCTCACCTACAACACCAAGAACATCAACTTGATTTGCTGTGAATGGATTATCACGCACAACATATTGATAAGATTTATCAGATGTAAGAGTAGATGGGATTTCTACATCTTCAAGACGAACATTCCAACCATCAAGGTTAGCGAGTTCTAACATTTTTTCAGTAGTAACTTCCTCCTGAAAAACAGTTCCTAAACCATGCCAAGCAGGTTCACGGAATGAAGCGAAAGAATTAGCAGATTCTAATTCATGAGCCATATTTATTTCCTTTCTATTTTTAGTTATTCTAATCTTAGCACAATGGGCTGACAAAATCAAGTCCTGAATTTGGGCGATTTGCTCGTAACTACGTAAAACGGACATTTAGTACAAAACGGGCCGACCACTTTTTGGAAGGGAGCAGTTTACGTGGACATGCTCAGGTCCCTTGCAGATCCCTGAAAGAAAGGATGAAAGAGGGATGCTGCGTACATTGCAGGGCCTTTCATGAACCCTGCAAATATTTAACACTCTTCTACAGAATTTACGTCCCAATCATGAATTTCAACATTACCGTGATATGTGTCAATTGAAACAACATCAAAGATAAATGAATCTAAATCAAAATCTTCGACCTCATTCATTGGAATATCAATTTGACCATTAATTGTTACGTTTGCAGTGAAATCAATTGTCTTCACTGGATTATGGCCAAGGATTTCACACAAATCATTTAAAATTTCTGCAGCCTCTGTATTTGGGTTATACCAGGATTCCTCAGTCATGTTATCGGTGATTCGACTAATTGTATAATTAAGTTCATCGATTTGTTTTTGCAATAAGCGCTTACGGTCCAGTTCCCATTCAAGGTCATTAACCTTGATAGTAGGAAATGATACTACATCATTTTCAATCTTCTTATAAGTTACAAGTTGATTTGCATTGTAGTGCTCAGGTACCAGTACTTCGTTAGTTGTCTCCATTTGTGATATCCTTTCCTAGTTCATCAAATTCTCTAATAGTATCAAGCATAACACCTAATTCTGATTCTGTCAATAATACATGGGTCACGAGTGTAGTTGTCATTGCTGAAAGTGCTGCGGAATACTCAAATAAAGCCCTAGCGAATTCCTCTGATGACATTTCGTCTTTGTGATGATAAATAGCAGAAGCCATGCTCATTATGATTTCATCATGAACCGCTTCTTGTGTTGCGTTTTGTAGTTCTAGCATTGTTGCTATCATTTTGTTTCCTTTCTTTCTATAATCTAATAATATCATTTTTAGGGCAGAAATACAAATCAAAGTCGTAAATAATCTCACATAATGGACTGTGATTTACATCACACGGATCGGCCCCAAAAAAAGGGGGGGTGGTCATAGCAGGGGCAATTGCGATTACACATTCAAAACCTGCTATGACAATCTCTCCAGGAATAACTACAAGGACCCTGCGATCACTTCATTGTTTAGTAGTGCTTATCAGGAGAGAAAAACTTTAAGCAGTTTTATTTCATGCTCAGGAAAGTAATTTTACAAGTATCTTGCGATAGCGTTGTAAGTAGAAGTAGAAACTACTTCCTCATCTGTCATCTTGAGAATACGAATTGCGTTCTCAATTTCCTCTTTCTGCTCACGATACTGCCACTCATGAATAGACACATAGTCTTTCTTGGGTTCATCAGGTAGCGTGATAGTTCCAGCAGGTAGAGAGAAAGATACTTGGATTTCGTTATTGTATCTCTTATGAGCAGATAAGTCCTCTGCCTTAGCAATTTTATCAAGTGCTAATTTAGCGACTTCCTTGTTCCAAGCCTTTACTGCCTTGTCGTGCTTTGCTTCGTTCGCCTCTTGTGAAGCGAAGTCTTTATTTAGTTTATCAAGTGCGCTTTCTAGTGCCTTGATAACCTTAGTTGTAGCGATTTTTACATTTATCGCTTTGCCATTTCTAGCCATTGGTGTTTCCTTTCTTTTTGGGTTTTTGGGTCTTACACTATCATAGCATTTCTACGATAGAAAATCAAGTGAGCAGTTTAGCCTCCACTTGCTCAGGTGGCGTTAGCGTTTGCTAAATTACTTTGCTGTCCAAGTAGTCCAGCGAGGTGTGCCATTGACATCAAGTTTGACACGAACAGAAGTTCCGTCTGTGTTTGGCTTGATTTCTGTGATAACGCCTGTCACCTTTGACTTCTGTGAGGTGTAGGTGTCGCCAACCTTGTATTGTGCGTTCTTTACTGCCATTTCTTTCTCCTTTATTAGTTGTTGTTATTACTTGTATTATTATGACATTTTTGAGAGATAATGTCAAGTCGAAACCTGACATTTCTCACATTTTGAGATTAGTAGGTTTTGACCATAGCAAATCTAGTTTGATTATTTGCCAAGCGAAGCATGACCTTTGTAACATTGTGGCGCATTGGAACGAACTTCTCAATACGACCTGTAACACCTGTCTTGCTAGTAGTGAATAAATCGCCTACCTGATAAGTGTATCCGCCTAGTGTCATTTGTTTTCCTTTCTGTTTTGGGTCTTAGTATAAGTTTAGCAAAAAAATACAAGAAATACAAATCAAGGGGGGATTTTGGGAGGTTTTTTAATGTGACCTTAATCACAAAGTCGTAACTTGACAAATCTATGTTTTGCGGGCCGAGCACTTTTGCGGGGATTTATTGAATAAGAAAAAAGAACAATATCATCCATGCTAAAAATATATATTGCATTTTCATTATGTGAATGTTTATTCTATAAAAACATACCACTCAAGTTTATCATCATCACCAACAAAGGTCTCAACCTCATCATCAAAGTCATCAAGTAAAACTAAATTGAAACCTTCTTTAGTTTCTGATATTTCTTTTACTGTTAGATATTGTTCATCGACCTTTATTAGATCACCTTCCGCCAATTGGTTTGGCAGAAGATAATCAGCAAAGACAAGTTCCATGTTCATCATTGTATCAGACATTTATCGAATAACAACCTCTCCGTTACGATAAAAAGTTTTTGTATACATTTTACCTGTTGGGTCAGATAGATTATAGGTTGCGTATTCTTTAGCATCTCCAAAGTCCACGCATTTTTCCCACGCATCAACAGCAGTTAGCATATCTGATACTCGCATAGTATTTACCAATTCTCCGTCATACGAAGTAGTAAGCGCATAAGTGTATTCCATTTTAGTATTCCTCTCTTTCAATAATCCACGCATCTAGGTGGTGTGCTTCAATAATAGCAGAAGCAGGGGCAAAATTCTTACCTTGCCACGATATGCCTTCTGGCAGGGTAATGTAAGCGTCCCATAGTCCTAAATCATTAACCATGTCAATAGCCTCAACACAAGGCTGAACCATAGACTTAGGAACGGGCGGGTAGTGATTAGCAGATAAGTGAATTCCTATCTGTTGTTCAATGTCTAAATTATCCATGTCTGATAAATCATTAGCAAAATTACTTCCCATTTTAGTTAGCCTCCATAGTAGCAAATAGTTCAGGCTCACTTAGTAAGCCATTGTCAAAAATAACTGAGCCATCTTCATCTAAGATTAGCCCATAAGGATTACAAATACAATCCTCAAAATCATAGGCATCTCCATTACCGAAGTAATCAACACCTTTTCCATTACACAAATTACAATTCTGAATTGTGCGTAGTGCGTATTCCAATTTATCCATTTTTATTTCCTTTCTTTATATAAAAATCTTACCATAGTGGTCTGACAATTACAAGTCAGACACACGAACCGCAATAGTAGCCCATTTAGAGCCATTGAACCTAATTGAATAAGCCTGATAATCAGTACCTACCCATACATCATCTCGCTTTTCAGCAAAGTTTATTTCTCCGCCCTGAAATTTACGGGCATAAGAGGTAGGTCTATAATACTGACCTACAAGTAAATCTTCAATTGAATAACTTCTCATTGAATTTCCTTTCTTTATTTTCAGGCTTCTAGCCTATCATTTTTATTTTATAAAATCAAATCGACACGCCGTAATTTAAGAAAAATTTTGGGTGTGTTTTTAATCACATCTTAACAGCCTGTGGATAACCTGTGGATAAGGGGCCGACATTTTTGTTGAAAGTTCAACTATTGTTTAGCAGCGCATACAAAACATTTTAGATCTGCGACAAAAATTCTACCGCAGATTTCGCATGTTTTAAATTTAAATTTCTTTTTTGGCAATTTTAATTATAAAATAAATTGAAAGCCATAACGAAATTTGAACAAGTGTAGTTAGAAATCTTGTCATGAAATAATTCCTAACTCATCAACACCGCAAGCAGTTTCGAATTTTGCCTTATCAAATAATTCGTTTTTAGTTCCGAAATAAGTTGAAAAGCCTTCTACCAAATCCTCATAGACTTGCGGATGAATTTCATCTTTTACATCTGCGAGGATTGAAGCGATAGCCTTGAAATGTGTTTTAGTTAGCGTCATTCTATTCATCTCCTAACAAAATCCATGAGTGAGTGGCTCCCTCATTTACTCTATCGAGTTCAGCAAGTAATTCATCACGAGTAAATAGTGAAGCGTCACCAAGCATTTCTGTTACTGCTTGAATGTTCATCTGAATAAATACATCCGCAGGCAGGTTTTTGATAGCGCCTAAGAATGGCGAATGGTCAGCAATGCGAGAGATAAAATTTACACCATTAGAGGTGAATGGGTAGTCTGTATAGGTTGCGTTAGTCATTAGTTATTTTCCTTTTCTTTCGTTTTTACTATTTTAGCAATTTTTTCTAGGTTTGTCAATTTTTGCGCTTTTCGCTGTGTTTCAATGAGAGCCTTGAATTCATCTAATTTCATTATTCATCATTCCTAACTGCTAGTGTGCGGTAAGCATAACCGCCATTTTGATTTCTAACTTCAACAAGATACGCCTCAGCGTTTTCATACCATACGCAAGCAGGGTGTTTTTCTGCTGATACAATTTCTCCAACAAGGGAATTGGAACGATAAGTTTTGCCTACTAATAGGCTTGGAATTGAGTATAAATTAGCACTCATTTTTTACCTTCTTTCATTTTCTTACTCTGTAAGTTTAGCATTTTTATCTGACAAAATCAAATCCAAAATGCGGATAAATCGGACATTTTTGAAATTATTTTTGTGAGAAAAATCACAAACCCCGTAAATGCGACACGCCCGAACGCGGGGGTCGGCAAATTTTTGTGATCACAAATCAGTAAATTTATTTTTGTGTTTTACTTTTCGTGAATATTTTTTCTTTGAAGGAATTGCTGTTGCAGCATTGCTACGACGCAATTCTTGAATTCGTTTTACTTTTTCTGTAACCATTTTAGTTACTCCTTTCATTTTATTCAAAGTAAATTGCTCCTTTTACATTTTTATGATTTACGCAAACATTACCACGAGGGATTTCAACATGGCATTTGAAGCAGAGCATTTTCATTTCTGCTTTTGTTAGTATTGCTAATTCTAAATCTAATTTAGTATCAGCAGAAGCATTTTCTAGCGATACCCAACCAGCACCGCTTTTATTCATTTCAAAAATTTCAATAGACATTATTTATTTACCTTTCTTTAGTATCCAATAATTTCTAAGTCATAGTGTTCTATGGCTTTTACTATGTTCATTACACCTTTGTATTCTCTACATCTACGACAGATGCTATCCCACCCGTCCATTTGTAGTGAACAGAATACGCAGATGTTATCTGTCACGCAGATACCTTTTTCAATTAGCAAATCTACTATTTCATTTCTATTTAGTGTAGTCATTTTTTGACCTACCTTTCTTTTATCTAATACAAGTATTCTAGCAGGGGGGTCTGACATTTTTGGGGGTACAAAACGGACATTTAGGACTTTGTGATGTACCTCACATGTGACTTAAACCACACACATAAAAGGTACAAAACGGACATTTGGCCGACGCACTCGGGAGTGTCGCAGCCATGTGGTGTAAATCACACACGACACGCCGCAATAGGACTTGACTTTTTGATATTTTTATGTTAGACTTCCAGTATTAGAAATTAAGAAAGGTTAGGTCTAAATTATGGACTTTTTAGATTATATGGATGAAATTTACGAGGAACTCGTCTCAGAGTTTGGACATGAGATTGAGAGTGAGTGTATCCACGAGTGATATAAATCACAGGGGACACACCCCACAGACACCCCAATTTGTCAGTGGCAGGGTATAGGATAAGATTACTAAATAGAAAGGATAACTAAATGAAAACACTTAGTTACACAGCAGAAAAGGGAGACACCCTTGTTTCTGTATCAAATCGCCTTATGGTTAGCGAGTATCAAATAAATAACCTATTAGATAGCCTAGTATCAAATGGCTATACAATACTCACCACAGAGGTGGGTGACGGAGATTACTCTCCACATTGGCAAGGCTAAACCTTGTCAGTGCTACCTGATAGAATTACATTATTAGAAAGGATAAATAAATGATAAACGCACTAACTAGAATTGAATGCGATGAATGCTATGGACACGGAGTTATCTTTTGGGGTAACGATACCGATTATGATGTAGAACCTTGCGAGTGTGTAGCCAATGGCTAACTACTCAGCAGAACAACTACGCAGAAAAGCCCACTTAGAAAATGGTGGCACAATTGCTAACTATGACCGCTCACATTATGATACAATAAACAAAGGAGAAAATAAAAATGATACCAGTAAGACTAACAACAACTAACGGAGAAACTAAGACTATAAATCTACCTAACAAAGAAACAGTTGAAACTTTTATTTCAACATTCTCAAGTTCACTGCCACAGGGGATTGCTGTAAATATTGACGCCCCACTCATCGGAATTCACAGTGGTTGGTTGTTTGGACAAAAAATAAACTAAGAAAAGTGTGCACCTAAAAAGTGCTCACTATTTTTTTGATCGTTTATTTTTGTTTTATGTATCATACACAATAACAAAAAATTCAGATTTTTGCTATAATAGAATCTATGTATTGCGATCATGTATATAAAGAAATGAATTCAGAAATTTGTGAACTTTGTGGCGGGGACACACACAAAACTAATTGGTCATATCAACATGAGTTGCATAGAGATTGGATAGCATCAGGTAAAGCAGAGTCACAAGGATGGACATCAATATGACAGAAAATAATAGTTGGACATTAAAAATTTTTTCAGAATTTTGTTGTGATGGTTGTACTTGTAAATCAGAAAAAGATCATCTTATTGACAAGGACCTTGGAGGCGTGAAGCCTTCTTCAGTGTTTCAGGTAGAAGATGAGCATATTTATGGGCAACCTCAGTAGCATGATCGTCACCATCTAAATAGTGTTCTTCTTCTAAAGGATTATCATCTTCTCCATGATGTGTTTGACATAATAAGATGTCATAATAATCTTCATCACCAAAATATCTATCTGGTCTCCAGTGTGCTTGATTTGTTCCAGAGAACCAGATTGCTTGATTCTTTTTCATTTCAAATTTATCGTCTTCAACATAAAAGTCCCAATCAAGTGTTTTATCTAATTCAATTGTAAACATATATGCTGTATGTGTTTCAGATCTATCTTGGTGCGGGTACAAAGAAGGAATTTCTCCACTAAGAGGAGAATATCTAGCCCAAAGAATACCTATATGATCAACAGGACCACCTGTCTTTTCTTCAAACTTTTTACGAATCTTGTCTTCAACTTCTTTAGACAATCCAGGTAGTGGACCATTTCTACGTTCACTAAAGAATATAACTAAAAAGCCATTATTAGTATTTTTACGGAAATGTAACCAAGGATCGTTAGCCTCTTTAATGCCAAGATCCATAGTATCTTGTATGCTCTTGTATATAGACGCATATTCTTCTGGAGTAAAAAAGTTTTCTTCGATATGTGGCTTGATGGCTTCTATTTTCATATTTAGATTATAGCATTGATTATGATATACTAATAAGGACGTTAGGAGGCCTATATGGCACTAGAAAAAATGAGTTCTGTAGAAACAGACTGGTACGTAACACAGCAAGGCGATAGACAGGCAAGAGACTTTATTTTTAAGGATTTTTGCGATTATATTCTTGTTATTAAGACATTTGCTGATTTAAATGATACAAATAATTTGCAGCAAACAGAAATAGTTCATATTAATTCAAATGATGGTTCTTCAATACATAAGAAGTATGATGAATTAGATCCACCATTAAAGGATGCTTTAGAAAAGGCTAATTTCCCGATTGTGAAGTAAAATACTTCGAAACAAAAAATCCCACTTGGTCTGACATATACTCTCTATGAGTATCATCTAGAACAAGTGGGTTTTCTGTATCTTCAACAACCTGTGCAACAATAATGTCATAGTAGTCATCTTTAGAAAACTCTATATCTGGTCTCCAATGTATTTGATGAGATCCAGAAAATAACACAGCGCTATTTCTTGTAATATCATAACCCTGATGTCCTACGTAAACTGTCCAGGGTAGAGTATGATCTAACTGTATACTCAATGTAAATGATGCTTGGTCTAATCCAACATCATAATGAGGATGAAGCCTAGGCTTGCTATTTGATTCTAGCGTATACCTAGGCATATGGTTTCCCCACTCTTTAACTTTTATAGGAACATTTTTCTGAACTATCTCTACGATTTTATTTCTAATATGTTCGCTAAAAGGTTTTGTATTTGTTATATATCCACAACTGCCATCTACTATAAAATTCTCGCTTTGTGAGCGGGATTCATAGATTTCCTTAATTTCTTCTTCAGTGAACACATTGTTAATTACAATAGGCTCAAAGTCAGAAAATAAGGTTTTATTAGTCACGAATATATCCGTTTTCCTTCAAGGTATCAAATAGCATCCCATTAACAGCGTTAAGTTGTTCTTGCTGTTGTGAAATAACAGATTCCACTTGATCAAGCGGAACACCTGCATTAGCAGCCATTCTACGATTGTACTCATTGACGGTTTGTGTCATAAGAGTAACGCCTTCTTCTCTCAACATTTAATCACCACTTTCCTATTGGACATTTTGCTTGTTTTAGTGTTGTCTTAAGTTTCATAAAACAACCACACTTATTACATTTTACCAAACGTTTGTTTAGATGTTCGCAAGACATGCATATTTCGAGACGGGATTTAACGATCTCTTCATCACTTCTTGGCTGATTAGGATTTAATAAATCCCAAGGCTTAACATCATCACTCACCATTCCATTCTATCATAATACGTAACAGAATACTCACCACCAAACACTTCAGCATATGAGAAAATATCAGCCATATATTTCTTCACGGTTACAGCACCTACCTTATCGGTCTTATATTTATATCCATCCACAATTGTTTCATGTGAAACATTTTCCTTGATGAGATTATCGGACAACTCCTGTATATATCTTGGTTTACCGTATGCTCGGTTTGTAAATGACTGTTTTGTATATACCGTCCGAATTCCATCATCTATTTGTTTTGCTACATCTGTATTATGTATAACATATTCTACTGCAGGACAATTCATCCTTTCAGACCATACTCGCATGTTTTCGCTGTAAGACTCCATATTGCGTAGGGTAGAGTCAGCGTAGGCCATGCGTATCATCTCTGTCGCCGATGTTTCAATTCCTGTTGCGAACGCAATTAAATAAGCGGTTGCGAATGGAAATTTGTCGCTGTACTTTGTAATTTCAAAATGTATATTTGGATTAAAAGATTTTTCCGACATTCTATCATTTGCCATACGCATATGATTGCCTATAGACACATAATCAAAGTTATTTATGTCACAGTCTACAAACAGGCAATCTTTTGGATCCACGCCGTCTGAAAGGCAAAGAATATTTTTATCATATGTACCTACTACTACCGAACCGTTAAAGCGATTTAGTAATTTCGCCGAGATAAAACCATCCATATCTGGAGAAATTATTATCTTGTCAAAACCTTCGATAGTATTAAGAATTTCTTTTTTCAAGTTTTCTCCATTCTTCAAAAAATGATTGTGCTATTGCAATTTGTATTTCTATACCAAAGTGTTTGTTATCTCTACCATACTTAAAGTAATGATGATCTTTATATTTATTAATTAATTCAAAATCCGTAGACTTAGCAAAGTCCATATATCCCTTATAATTAAAATTATGTTTTTCTACTATATCTGTTATTGTATTATTCCATGTTGTCCAAAAAAATGGAACTCCTATTGCATCTAAATAGTCTTCTAGTATTTTTATTTGAGTGTTAAACATATAAAATAAAGAAAGCATGTCAACAGCAGAACTTTTTGGTCTTGCGTTTTCATGTGCAATATCTTTTGGAACAACCTTTAAAAATTCTCCATCGTTAAAGTGTAAAGTAGAAAATATTCTTTCTGGATCCTCATCTAAAAATACGTCAATTCTTCCTAAATTTGGAAACACAACAAAAATACCGAGTGGTTTTCCATATATCTTTATATATCTATAAATATTTGTTATTATAGATGTTACAGACCCACCATTTAATCCTAAATTTATTATATCTTTTCCATTTAACTTGTCATTTAAAAATTGTGGCCAAATTAAATCATTAGGCAATGCGGTACCCATGGTATTTGAACATCCAGCATATATAAAACTATTAGTAGTATCTATGTCTTTAAACTCTTTTGATCTAAAACCATCACTATTAAAAGAATACTCTATATCATCTTTTTTATTATCTTGATGTCCGTGACAACTACAATCGTAGCAAAATTCTTTAACCGTACACGGAAACTTAAGAATTTGTGTTTGACTTGTTTTGTCAAAACCTGGATAAAATCCTATAAGTTTTTTATCAGAAAAAAAATCCTTAACTTTATCAAAAAACTTTATTGGCTCTCTAGAGTTTATCATTTTAAAAAACTCCTGTTATAATTAACCCTGTTATGTTTACTACTGAGGGTACAGCATTAGTGATTGAAATAATAATAGGCATGTCTACTATTCTAGCAGGTGTTGGCGTTTCAATCAAGTGGCTTACAAAACATTACTTTGATGAAATAAAGGCAGAATTTAAACCTAATAGCGGATCAAGCCTAAAGGATCAAGTAAATAGGCTTGAAGAAAAAGTAAATATAATTTACGACATAGTTATTAAAAATAAGAATTAATTATTTTTGCCAATTTAAATTATCAAAGAAATATTGAGTAGAGTATCTGCTTCCAGATCTTACTTCAAATATTTCATGTATATATTTTGATTCAAATACAACAAAGTCTCCAGCAACTGGTTTATATATATATGGATCTTTTATATCAGAAAGTTCTGGATATTCTATTGGAACATCATCATTATGAAAATGTAATTCTCCACCATCTATATCGTCATTCCAATAAAAAATTCCAGAAATAGTAATAGGACTTCTTCCACCTTCTAATGCTCCTGGGTGTGGTTGATAAGTTCCAGTTGGGATGTCTGGATGTGGTCCAAGGCTCATACCTGGATCTCTTCTGTCTACTGTTAAAAAAGTTGTATTTTCTAAACCACCGTAATCTGGTTCTCTTAATACTACATTTCTTTCTGCAAGTTTAAAATCTTTATTTATCATTGGCATTGCTTTTTTATGAACAGAATAAATTTTTCTATGTACTGTATGAGGAAGCCATTCTCTTAATTGTCTAACTGGTTCATCTGTACAAACGCTTTGAGTCCACAATGCATCTGGAAACTGCTTTACTGCTTCTAAAACAGAAAGTCTATCTTCTTCAGTCATTAGATTTTTATAAATTTTAATCATATATTGATTATAACATTGTTTATATATTATATATATAGTAATTTATCTCTGAGGGAAAGTCCCCCCCTCCCCCCATAGATTTTTTATGTTTATATCTATAGTTGAAGTGAGTTTTATCTCTAGTGCAAAGTCCCCACAAACCCTATAAACACTATACCATAAACAATTTTCTTAAGCAAACATTGTAAATACTAAATGTCCATTTTATCCCTTATGATATACTTTTAATTGCTTGTCCCTTGGTCTGTCTCTCATACCCACCGACCTTGGGACAAGTCCATATTTCATGGTATAATCTGTTTATCATGGCAAATTCTTGTTCTCCAGAAATTTTTGGTGCTGATCCAGCATCTTTACAGTGGAGAGTTGTTCGTGGTGATACCGCAACATTAAAAATAGAATTTTTTGAAAATGATGAATCAACATACTACAATACTGAGGGATGGACATATAAAGCAACAGCATACGATCAATCTGGAGATGTATTAGACGCATTAGATTGTAGCGCATCGGATGGTTATGTTACAGTTACTGCTCTTCCCTCAGTAACTGAAAATTGGGGAACAAAGTATCTATCTACAGTTGCAGAGTTGCCATTTGATTTACAAATAAAAATACCAGATGAAGATAACGATATTATCTGGACTCCAGTAATAGGAACTATTTATGTTATAGGAGACATTACCCCTGGAGGAACACTATAATGCCAGTGGTAAAAATTACAGACAAAAAAGAAAACATTCCATCAATAATTAAAATTAATGGAAAAATATATAAGGTTAAATAGGAGATAATATGGATCATTCATTACTTACACTTTCAAATGTAACTGCAACAAAACTTACACCAAATGGTAAGCATTCTGGTATGGACATTACATTACAAAATGTAAATGAGTCTGGTTATATTTATATTGGTGGAGAAGGTGTGACATCTTCTAATTATGGTTTTAGAGTTATGCCAAAACACTCTTTTTCAATTGAACTAAATGGTAATGATGCAATTTATGCAATAGCATCTTCCAATGGATTATCTCTTGCTGTTCTAAAAGCAAGACTAGAAGTAGGGTCATAATGGCACGTTTTACACACCCTGCCATTTTTGATGATAGTGGATTATCACAGTTAAATCCTTACTACGGCTCATTTTATGATGTCCAAACTCAAACTGTTACTCAGGCACAAGAATCTACTGGCATTCCAGTTTTAATTAGGCAATTAGACTCAGATTCAACAAATGGTTTTACTATTATAGATAATAGCAAAATGAAAGCATCCCATGCTGGAGTTTATAACTTTGCTTTCTCATTTCAATTTCATAATACTGGCGGTGGCGGACAAGGAACAACTGTAGAGGTATGGTTTGTAAAAAATGGCACAGCAATTCCAGATTCAAATACTCGTATTGCAGTAAATACAAACAGCCCATATGTTGTTGCTGCGTGGAATTTATTTCAAAAATTGAATGCTAACGATTATGTTCAACTTTATTGGGCAACAGATAATCATCATATTCAATTGACACATAATACTGGAACAATGGGTGGGCCTGCAATTCCTTCAGCAATTATTACAGTCAATCAAGTTGGCTAATATTATGGGATAATAAGTCCATGCCCGTATCAAAATCAATGGACTTTCCAGGAAATAAAAAATCAAGTTATGCTGCACAGGTTGTAGAAACTCAAAACACTAATTCTGATATTTTAATTAACTATGTTCCTGTTCCTGGTCCAATGGGGCCTCAAGGGCCACAAGGTGTACCTGGACCTCAGGGTGTTCCTGGAAAAGACGGCATTCAGGGTCCTAAAGGCGAAAAAGGACCATCTGGAAAAGACGGAAAGAGTTCTTTGTCTTCTTCTGGACAACAGGCTGGATGGGGTGCATATTTTAATCAAAATAGAAAAGATATTAGGCTTGGAGTCAATCAAGGAGATGATGGCTGGGTAAGCGTTTGGGTAGACTCAAAAGGTAGTAATACAAATGAAAAATATTTACCAGAAGAATGCACAAGTCTTTGGAATGCAGAACAAAGAATGCTAAATTTTCACGGTTTAAAGATAGGATCTCAAGTATTTGTTACATATAACTTTGAACTTACAACTTATAGCAATAATACAGAGGTTTGGATTAGAACATTTTTTCCTAAATCTACTACTGAAATTTCACAGTTTGTTGCGTCATTAAAATACCAATATGTCTATAATATGTATGTTACTCAACATTTTTTTATTGAAGACAACTCTATGTGGAATTCTGGGGCAGTACCTCAAATTAGAACTGACTACGACTCATCAGTTTTAATGAATTCAATATATGTGTCTGTGATATAATTTACACGGAGGAACTATGGCATTTCCAGGAACATATAATATAAATTACTATAAGGGTGATACTTACGAATTTCGTATTTACCCTAAAAATTCTAACGATACTTCTTTTTTGATGAACGCATACACAGGCGGTGGAGGTACATATGATGATGATAATAATCCTAGTACTCCAGAGGTTGACTATGATAATGTAATGTTTGTTTTTGCAGAAACTAGAGAATCTAGCAATTGGCATAAATGTTTAGCATATATTTCAACTGACTCAACATATGTTCATTGTGCGATTAGACCAGAGGATTCTCAATATTTAGATCCAGATAAAACATATGTTTACGACGTTCAAATTGCAAAAAGCACTACCCCAGATTTGCCAGACGGTGTTCCAAATTATCCACAAGTACACACTCTTTTAACTGGAACAATAGAGGTAACAGGCCAGGTAACTCCGTAATGGCAATATTTAACTATGATGTTAAACTAACAAATGACGACCTTCTTGTAATAGGTGGACCAGAAACTGTAAAAGTTGAATTAGGCTTTGGCAATAAGGGTGATCGTGGTAGTTTAATATTTGTAGGAAATGGAAAACCAGATTCTATTGATATTGGACAGACACCAAATGTTTTCGATTTATATATAAATTTAAAAAAAGATGATTCTGAATATTTAATGATTTATCAATATTCTTATGGACTAGGATCGTCAGAGGCTCAATGGGAACCTTTAAATAAATTAATTCCTAATACTTACAGTGGAATTGAAGAAATACCATTTGCTACAAATAATTATTGCACAATCCCAATATCTTCTATTGTAGACCCATCATATACTGGAAATACAAACTCTTCTAATTTTAGTGTTCAGGCAATTTTGGCTACCCCCGCAGGATATCCAATAGCAAGTTCAATAAAAACAGAAATAGTTCAAATTGACGAAAAAGACCATTTAAAAATTACATTTTATGCAGCCGAATTCAACGGAACATCTTGGTCTAATATTACAGAAACTAGAACAGCACATATTCACATTTCGGTGGTATAATCATGGGGGTGATTTAGGTGGCAGAAGAAAATATCGGCGGTATATGGAATGTTAAGCAGCCAGGCTATGACGACAAGGCTGACATTCAGGCAGCATTAAAACTATTTTTATATGGAGATTATAATTTTAATACAGATGCATCTGAGTCATCACAAAAAGCAGCACTAGCAACAAATAATGGTATAGCAAGACACCTTCAAGATCTAAAAAATAGAATAGAAGATCAAGAAGAGTTAGGCATAGGATCTGATTATTTAACAGTTTCAGCAATACAATCTTTGTCTAATCCAACAGACGGCTTTATTGCAATGGCTTCAGATTCAACTGGTGCAGCAGTACAAAGCACATATGGAATTGCTTTATATCAAAATGATGAACCAACAACAAACTTAATAGATGGAATTGTTTGGATCGATAAAAATTCAGAAAATAAAGATGTATATGTTTATGATGATAATAATTTTGTAAAAGTTGGAACCTACACAGAAGCAAAAGGTGATTTAATTGTTGGTGCATCTGAGGGTGTAACTCAAATACTCCCTATTGGAGATAATGGTAAAATTTTAACTGCAGACTCCAGCGCACCTCTTGGAGTTTCTTGGATAGATCCTGATTATGAAAATAATAAAAATATAGCATCAATTTATTTTGGGGATTATTCACAAACTAGTTTAACTGGAATTGCTGTTAATGGAGTTGCAGAAGATGAAATATTACAAACAATTGATAATGATGATCTTGAATTAGCAATAACAAAAAGTGCATCTTCTACAAAAACAAAAATTAACTTTACTGGAATATGTAGGCCAACAACTGATACAAATACAGAAGCATTTATTGGATTGCAAAGAAAGATTAATACTGGAGCATATTCTACAATTAATATAGGTTTAGTATCAAAAGAATTTACAAGTTTACATTTTGAATGGCTAGATACTCATGGAGCAACAACTGGAGATGTCATTACATATAGACTTATAAATATTACACCAAATGGATATTCTCCTAACGTTATTACACAAAGATTTGGAGAAACATCTGACACATTTATAGTGGAGGAGATCTAATATGGCAAATATAAGTTCAAATAGTAAAGTTGCATATATGTATGATTCTGCTTCAGATATGTGGTATGCAATTGCAGGTGTTGCAAATACAAACGTTCCTTATACATGGACACAAGCACATATTTTTGGTGATAAGGTAACTGTTAATGATGTTATTAAGGCAAAAGGCGGAGTTAATATATTTCAAAATCCTTCTGCAAGAGATGCAGCAATAACATCTCCAACAGAAGGAACTGTATGTTTTGTTGAACAAACTGATGGTGGCACAGAAATAAGTCAAATTCAATACTATAACGGAATAAAATGGATAGGATTATTAGACACATTAGTTTTTGCTGAAAAAACATCAAATCATACTTTAGTGCTTGGAGATGCTGGAAAGACATTAACAATAAATTCTGGATCTGATACAACTATTACAATACCACTTAATGCTTCTGTACCGTTTGAAATAGGACAAAGACTAGATATAGTAAGAGTTGGTGCAGGAGAGGTTTCTTTTGTTGGAGCATCAGTTGGAGTAATAATCAATAGTAAAAATTCTAATAAAAAAATTGCTGCAAGGTATTCTGGCGCAACCCTTATCAAATATGATACGAATACCTGGGTTCTTATTGGCGATTTGAAAGCGTAGGTTCCAAAATGCTTAATTCTATTTGGGCCTTCTTTAAAAAGGGAATGGGAGTAGTCCCAAATATAGTTGGACTTCCAAGATTAGATGCAAGACAATCTCTACAGAATGCTGGATTTAATTATGGAATAGAAACAGAAGAAGTTCAAGACAACGAAGCATTAACTGGTAAGGTCAAGTCACAAGATGTTGCTCCAAGTACTTTATTAGATTATGAAAGTGTTGTAAATTATAAAGTTCATACATTTTCATTTTCAACATTTGGTGTATTTGGTTTTTCACCATTCGGCGTTTTTGGTTTTTCACCATTTGGTGTCTTTGGTTTTTCACCATTTGGTGTTTTTTCATTTTCTCCTGGAGCATGCCCAGATCCAGGCCCATGGAGTGAGTGGTCTCAATGGAGTATAGGTGAATGGGGTCCATGGGGAGAATGTGAAGCAGATGGATATAAAAGACAATATAGAACTTATACCAGAACTAGAACTAGAACTGTCTATACTCTTGTAAATGGAGTATGTACTGCTGGAACTGAAACAGATACAGAAACAATGCAAGATGTAAACGTAGAATCCTGTGGTACTCCAACGTTTAACTTTATGCCACCGTTCTCGGTGTTCTCGTTTACACCAGCATTCTCGGTGTTCTCATTTACACCAGCATTCTCGGTGTTCTCATTTACACCAGCATTTAACTTTATGCCACCGTTCTCAGTATTTTCATTTACGCCAGCATTCTCAGTATTTTCATTTACGCCAGCATTTTCGGTGTTCTCATTTACGCCTGAAGCAACATTCTCATTTACACCTGAAGCAACATTTAATTTTGCACCTTGGGGATAAAAATACCCCCAAGGCACAATTATTTAATTTGGGAACTTTTTCATAAGTTCTAATGTTCTTGGAGTTAATCCTTTCCAGGAACTCCAATCTTTTCCACCTTTTGACATATAGAATGCAACTTCAGCATTTAATACTGGATTAAATAACTCAACATTTGATTCTAAGTTAAACTTATCTCTACGGTCAGGACCAAGGTCACCAATCATATTTATTTGAAATAAGCCATAAGAACTATCACCAGTTCTTTTACTGTTGTTAAGGGCTAATGGTCTACCGCCAGATTCTTTCTTGGCAATTGCCCACGCCTCCTTAAGATTTTGACCTTCAAATCCTACTAAAGATAGTAGATTTTTAAGATCTTTGTCAGATAGATTTATAGCACTTTTATATTTTTCTAACTGATCTTCTTTAGCCTCAGAAACACTTTCGGCCACTTCCGTGGCCTCTATTGTTTCTCCCAGCACGATATTACTATCGTTTAATCGGTTTTCAGAAGCATTAGCAATGTTTGACCATATGGTAAACATAGCCATGATGCTGAGTGTACCAATGATTCTTTTGTTATTATACATAAAGTTAATCATAGTTTCCTCCTTAGAAACGAAAAACACCTTTTTAGGGGTGCTTGACATTTCTTAGTATAACATAGTTTACATCAAATAGTCAAATAATGATATAATTAACTTTATGGCAGATATAACAGAAACGTATGGATTAAAATTTCCAGAGGCAACAGACTCTGTAAATGTACACAATGATATTAAAAAATTAGCGGATTCTGTAGAAACTGCACTAGAATCATTAGATGCATCAAATGTTAGAATAAAAGTTATTAATAAAACAACAGAAAATATTTCTGGAGCAACACCAGTATATGCTGCTACATATCTAGATGGTTCTAATTTAATTGGACAATACGATGGTAGAACAATAATAAAACCATTTACATCTAATTTTTCAGATAATTATCCATTATTAGGATTAACAAATGGAACAATTAATGCAAATGGTGGAGTTGGAGAAGTTGTAACTTCTGGTGTTCTTTCATATTATGGACTAAATACAAGTTCTTATAACCCTGGAGATATTTTATATGTAGACTCAAATGGATCATTAACAACAGAAGCAGTTGGTGGCGCAATAGGAGTTGTTGCAATTAGATCTGTAAATAATGGAGTAATAGTTATTTCATCAAAAGGAAATGGAACTTGGGGAGCATTGAAGGCTGGATTAGCCTAATATGATATAATCAACACATGGCAACATATCGTGGATCCGCTTCTTCATATGATATAGGTGAAAAACCACCAACAGTTATTTGGACTGTAGTTCGTGGAGATACCTCTGGTTTTAAAGTTTACGTTGTTGATGATGCTGGACAGCCTTTAATAATTCCAGATTGGAATATTAATATGAAAATTAAAAGACCAAATAATTCTGCTGACTTAGGCATTATTACAGATGATGCAACATTAATTATGGAATTAAATCCAGCAGCAGATGCAGATGATTTAATTGGAGAGTTTACTGTTTGGCTAACTTCTTCAGAATCTTTTATTTTACAAACTGGAGACATCTTTGATATTCAGTTATCAGATGCTACAAGAGTCTGGACAGTCGCTCAGGGTAGTATGAAGATTCTTGAAGATGTAACTGATTAATGGCAACAGCAACACTATCAAACCTACAACATAAAACAAAGTATATAAAACCAATAGATTATTCTGTAAAACAAATAAGTTTAATTTCTCCTACAGTAACAATAAAAAGTGACTTACCATTTAGAGTAAGATTTAAGTCTATACAAATTGAAGGATACAGTGCTTCTAATCCCCCTCCAATTCCATTACAGGTAATTGGTTTTAGTAACTGGATTCTTTAAAAATATAAAAAAGGAGTTATAATAGGCACATGGCAAAAATCTCAGTTCCAACACTAAAAACCAAATTTCAAACTGGTGATCGTCCTACACAACAGGATTATGAAGATTTAATTGACTCAACCTCAGCACGTTCCACAGATCTTGGGACAATGGGTAATAATGAAAATACAATTACTGGTATTGAGAATGCCACAGTGATTGATAATTTTGATGCCACAGAGTGGCGAATGGTTAAATATATTGTTTCTATTGCTAAAACAACAGCAGGAGACAATAAGTTTTATGCAACAGAGTTGACCATCTTGGTAGACGGTACAAATGTAAACGTTTCTGAGTATGGCACGATAGACAATGATGGGAATATTGGCACCATTAGCGTCTCTAGGGTAGGAAGCACAGTTTCGTTAACTGTTACTCCAGACCCAACAATTAAGCCAGTCACAGTTCGTTATGCACGAATTGGACTTAAGGCATAAATAAGGAGATAAAAAATGGCAACAGTAACAAAAGACTTTAAAGTAAAGAATGGTCTTATTGTTGAAGGCACAACAGGTACCATCGACGGTCAAGATATTCTTACAAAGAAAGTAGATGACCAAAATTATATTATTGGTCTTATTGGTGGAACAGCCACCTCAACAAATACACCAGACGCAGTTGTAAAGCGTGATGGTTCAGGCAACTTCGCTGCTGGAGAAATCACAGCAGACCTTGTTGGTGATGTAACTGGTCAAGTATCAGATATTTCAAACCATGACACAGATGACCTTTCAGAAGGTGCATCAAATAAATATTTTACAGATGCAAGAGCAGTAACTGCAAACACTGGTTTGTGGGACACAATTGGCTCCGCAGCAGATGCAGAAGCAGACGCAATTCTTGCAGCACAGCAATACACAGACGGAGAAATCTCTGACGAAGTTGCTGCTCGTGATGCAGCAATTCTTCTTGCTAAGAATGATGCAATTGCAGACGCAGCATCAGATGCTACAACAAAAGCAAATGCAGCAGAACAAAACGCAAAAGATTATACAGATGATGAGATTGCTGCAGAAGTAACTCGTTCAAACAGTTACGCTGATGCAGCAGCCACAACAGCAGAAAATAATGCTAAGGCATATGCAGACGGACTATCTTCTGGTCTTAACTGGAAGCAAGCAGTAAATGTTCTTGCAACATCAAATATTGCTTTATCTGGTTCTACACCACTATCAATTGATAACCACACAGTATCTGATGGATACCGTGTTCTTTTGAAGGGACAGTCAACAGATTCCGAAAACGGTATCTACGAAATGTCTATAACTGGTGGTTCATACACACTTTCTCGCCCAGCAGATGCAGATGCTTATTCTGAATTAGTTGGCGCAGCAGTATTCGTAATGGAAGGAGATAACTATGCTTCAACAGCATGGGTACAGGCTGATCATTACTTAACAGCATTCTCAGGTCAGGATTGGACACAGTTCTCAGGTCAAGGTACATACCTTGCTGGTAATGGTTTAACTCTTGATGGTTCAACATTTGAAATTGATACAAATGTTACTGCTACAAAGTTATATGCAGAAGGTGTTGCACAAGATGCAGAAGATGCAGCAATTGCACATACAGATGCTCGTGAAATTGCAATTACATCCGCATACGAAGGATACGCTAATGGTGTAGCATTAACTGCAGAGCAGAATGCAAAGTCTTACGCAGATGACTTAGTTGCTGACGAAGTAACTGACCGTAATAATGCAATTAATAATGCAATTAATGCTCTTACAACATCTGACATTGAAGAGGGTACAAACCTTTATTACACTGCAGCCCGTGCAAAGGCAGAAGCAGCAACTCTTCTTGCAAATGCTACTAAGACAAACATTATAATTACAAAGGATGGATCAGATAATCTTACAATTACCGCAGAAAACGGTGTTGCAGATTCAACAACAGATGATCTTGTAGAGGGAGATAATAATCTTTACTTTACAGATGCTCGTGCAGTATCTGCTCTTGAGGCAGTCACACCTAACTTCCCTGCAGTAGAAATTGCATCTGTAGCAAAGCAGGTTGCAGCATCTGCACTTGTTGGAACTGCAAGCACAAACACAGCAGTCTCATGGGCTGTAGCAGATTATAAGTCTGCTGAATTCCTTGTTAAGATTGCTCAGGGTACACATACTGAAGTTTCAAAGGTAATTCTTACCCTTGATACATCAAACAACATTGCAATTACAGAGTATGCGATGGTAGGAACAAATGGCTCACTTGGATCTGTTTCAGCAGATGTAAACGGTTCAGATGTACGCCTTCGTGTAACAACTGACAACAATAACTCAACAGTTTCTGTTGTTGGAACACTTTTAGTATAAAAAATAAATAAAAAGAGGGAGTGGTAGATCTTGGCAACAGTAGACAAAGATTTTAAAGTCAAGAATGGGCTTGTCGTAAATAACGGCGGTACCTTTGGAGGTGCTGTAGTTGTAGCAAATCCTACAGAAAATAATCATGCAGCCACCAAAGAATATGTAGACTCACTAACTGGGTCTATGGCCGTAGGGTCTACCGCTCCCTCATCACCAAATAATGGAACTCAATGGTTAGATACCCTTACAAATAGGGTTAACTTTTATTATAATGGCGTGTGGTATACACAGGCAACTATTGATGATACACAAAATCTTCCACAGCATATTCACGATACAGCAATTGATGGAACTGGTTTTATCGTATCTCAATTTTATGACGGTGCAAGTTTTAATAGCCCACAAGGTGCAGGTTTAGATGCGGGTGGACCATCTACAACAGAATGGACAATCGTATTTGATGGAGGAAGTGCAGTAGATAACTTCAATTAAAATTGATGTTATAATTAGCACAGAAATAAACTGGTAGAAATACCATAAGGAGAGAATAAAAATATGGCAACAAGAATGCAACAGCGCAGAGGAACCGCAGCACAATGGACTGCAGCGAATCCAACTTTAGCAGCAGGAGAAATCGGATTTGAAACCGATACCAACCAGTTCAAAATTGGAAACGGGTCTTCGGCATGGTCTGCTCTCTCCTATTTTAAAAATTTAGACGGTCTTGATGGAGTAGGTGGAATTGTAACCCTTAATGCAAATGGAATGATTGATATTGCATTAATTCCACAGGGAGTAGCATTAGATGCTGAACTAACACAGTATATAGAGGATCACAACAATGAAACAACTAGCGTTCATGGTATTTCTGATACAGCAAACCTAGTTTATGTTAATGATTTATCAGATGCTATTGATACAGAAGTAATAAATAGAAATGATGCAATTAATTCAGCAATAACAACTGAAGTTGGAGACAGAAATGATGCAATCTCTGATGCAATTACAACCGAAGTATCAAATAGAAATCAAGCAATTAATGATGCAGTCGATCTTGAAGTAACTAATAGAAACCAAGCAATCAATGATGCAATCGATCTTGAAGTAACAAACAGAGATGCAGCAATTGATGATGCAATTTCAACTGAAGTAACAGATAGAAATACTGCTATAGGAACTCAAATTGGAAATCACAATGATGATACATTAGACGTACATGGTATTGCAGACACATCAGTTTTAGCAACAACTTCTGATGTATCTACTGCACAGTCTGCAGCAGAAACACATGCAGACACTGCTGTATCAACACATAATTCAGACACAACAGATGTACATGGTATTTCTAATACATCAAATCTTGTATACACAAACGATTCAAGATTATCTGATACAAGAACTCCAACGGATAACACTGTATCAGAAGCAAAAATTGTTGATGGAGCAGTTACATCTGCAAAGATTGCAGACGGCGCAATTGTAAATGCAGATATTAATGCATCTGCAGCAATTGATTGGACAAAGTTAGCAATATCTTCAACAGTATCTGCCACAGAAATAGGTTATGTAGATGGAGTAACATCTTCAGTACAGGGACAATTAAATGATAAGTTGAATTCTTCAACAGCAGCATCAACTTATGCTCCAATTGCTTCACCAACATTTACTGGAACAGTTTCTGGTGTATCTAAGTCAATGGTTGGCCTTGGTAACGTAGATAATATATCAGATGCCAATAAGCCAGTTTCTACTGCTACACAAACAGCATTAGATGCTAAGTTATCACTTTCTGGCGGAACAATGACAGGAGCACTTACACTTTCAGGTGCACCAACACAAGATGCACATGCAGCAACAAAGGCATATGTAGATAATGTAACTGCAGGAATTAATTTCCATCAGCCAGTTCGTGTTGCTACAACAGGAAACATTACACTTAGTGGAACTCAAACAATTGATGGAGTATCAGTAGTTGCTGGTGATCGTGTACTTGTTAAGGATCAAACAGATCAAAAGACAAATGGTATTTATGTAGTTGCTTCAGGTCCTTGGACAAGAGCAACAGATGCTGATAATACACCTTCAGGAGAGTTAGCAGGAGGAGATTTCTCCCTAGTTCTTGAGGGTACAGTAAACGCAGGTTATGGATATGTTTGCTCTAATACATCAGCAATTACTATCGGTACAACAAATATTACATATTCAGCATTCAATGCAGCAAAGGCTGTAACTGCTGGAACTGGTTTGACAGAAAGTACACCAGGTACACTTTCTGTAGACTCATCAACTGTTCAATATAGAGTATCTGGAGTTTCAGATACAGAAATTGGATATCTTGATGGAGTTACTTCAGCAATTCAAACACAATTAGATGCAAAGGCTCCTACCGCTTCTCCAACATTTACAGGAACTGTAACAGTTGCAGCATCTGGAGTAGCATTTACAGATGGTACACAGACAAAGGAAGGCGTACCATCTAGAACAACTATTCTTCAGAAATCAGCAGCCTATACATTAGGTGCTCTTACTGAAAGAGATAATATGATTGAGGTTTCTCATACTGGAGGAACTGCAGTAGATATTACAGTACCAACTGATGCTACATTAAACTTCCCAGTAGGAACATCAATTGATATTTTAAGAACTAATACAGGCGGAGTACGTGTCGTAGGAGCATCTGGTGTTACTGTAAATTCAACACCTGGAGCATATCTACGTGCACAATGGTCTGCAGCAACATTATTTAAGAGAGCAGCAAATACATGGGTCTTAATTGGAGACCTTGCAACTGCCTAATAAATATTAATAATAAAGGAGAAGAATAATGGCAACAAATAAGAGACTCGGCAAGATATCAGGTGCAATAACCTGGCCAAACGATGTAGCATCATTAAGCGCTTCTGATGTTGGAACAAACCGTCCATATCTAGCAACAGCAAATACTACATCTGAAGCCTCTGCAGCCAACACTGGTGGTGCTGTATCCTTATCTTGGACACAACCAGCAGGATCTGCTTCAGCATTATCTTATACCATTACTTCTTCTCCTTCAACTTATACAGTTACAACAAGTAATACATCTTATACATTTCAGGGATTAGCATCTGGAGTATCTTATACATTTTCTGTTGTAGCAAATAATGCATCAGGATCTTCTCAGCCAGTAGTTTCATCTTCTGTAACTGCAACAACTGTTCCACAGGCCCCATCTGGAGTTTCTGCGACAGATGTTGGAACTGGAAGAGCATGGAATAATGGTGCTGCATCAGTTCAATTTACTGGTGGAGCAACTGGTGGAAAGGCTTTAAGCACATATACAGCAATACCAAGTTCTGGTACTTCAGTGCAAGGAGCAACTTCTCCAATAACAGTTGGTGGATTTGCTGCTGGAGCAACTCCTACTTTTACTGTAACTGCAACTAATGCCAATGGTACATCTCTGGCATCTTCAGCATCTGGCTCAGTTACAATAACAACAGTTCCAGATACTCCTGCTGCCCCAAGCGTTTCTTCTCCAACACCTTCTGCTGGAGTTAACGTTGCTGGAACAACAACAGATACAGTATCTTGGGTTGCTCCTGCAAATGGTGGTAAGGCTATAAGTAATTATGGGTGGACATCTTCAGATAGCAAATCTGGAGAAACTGCATCTACATCAGTAAGCGTTAACCAGGAAGGTGCAACTTCTCAAACTTATCAGGTTAGAGCATACAATGCTAATGGATGGGGAAATTATTCTTCTGCATCTCCATCAGTAACTACGTTTCAGTTTACACCGTTCTCAGTATTTGGATTCTCGCCATTTGGTGTATTTTCATTCACACCATTCTCAGTATTCGGATTTTCACCATTTGGTGTGTTCGGATTTTCACCATTCTCAGTATTCGGATTCTCGCCATTCTCAGTATTTGGATTTTCACCATTCGGAGTATTTGGATTTTCACCATTCGGTGTGTTCGGATTCTCGCCATTTGGCGTTTTCGGATTCTCGCCAGCATTTAACTTCGCTCCTTGGGGTTAAAACATGGTATACTGTAGTAATACAGTAGAGAGGTAAAATAATGCAAAATCAAGGTATGATGCCAACTCCTAAATTTGGTACAAAACCACATAAATTTTTTGAACGTCATTTAAACAACGATTTAAATAGTCTAGTTAATTTTTTATCAGATAGATATGAAAAAATAGAAAAAGCAGAAATTGATGGTGTTACGCCTTTAGGTTCTGCAGGTCACGAATATTGGACCAAATCTGGAAGTACATCTACAGTTAAATGGAGAGAATATAACGTTTTTCAATTTCATAATAAAGAAATTTATAATGTATTTAAAGCAGTTAAAAGTGCAACTCAAGAAGCATGTGAATATTATGATATAAACTTTGATGAGCAAAATTTTATGGTTCAAGGATGGTTTAATATTACTCATAAAGGCAAGGGTAAATTAGACTGGCATGATCACGGTCAACCTGGTGCTCCAAATTTTCACGGTTATTATAGTGTAAAGGCTGAACCATCAATTACACATTATCATGTATATGGAGAAGTTGTTGATCATAATAATATTGACAATAAGTTAATAGTTTCAGAGATGGGTCATCAACATGCTATGGCAGACTGGGATTGGGAAGGTCCAAGAATAACTATTGCATATGACATAATTCCGTTGGAATATCTAGTTAAAGCAAATGCAGCAGAGCAACACTGGATTCCTTTAATATGATAGCAATGAAACCTCCACATAAATTTTTTGAAAAAACATTAGATAATGATTTAGAAAGTTTATTCAGTTATTTGGATTTTATGCAATCTGAATTGCTTTCTCAAAAAATTGCAACAATTCCAGAAGATATCATTAATCAATACGATAAAACTAATGGACCAACTACACAGTTAGGAAAATTTTATAATGTTTTTAATTTTGATAATTCAAATATTAAAAATTTAAAAAACAATTTAAAAAATATAACTGAAGAAGCCTGCGAGTACTACGGAATTAATTTTAATGAATCAGAATTTATGATACATGGTTGGTATAATCTTGATTATAAAACTCAAGGCGGTACTGGAGTAAGTCCTTTAAATAATGATATATTTTTTCATGATCATGCAGAAGGTTTAGGTGCTCCAATATTTCATGGATATTACTGTGTAAATGCAGAACCATCGATAACATATTATAAAATCAATGGCACTGATCTTTTTGAAAATCATAATAAAAATAATAGAGCAATCGTATCTGAAACTGGACATCCTCATGGAAGAGATGATTGGTATGAAGATAAACCAAGAATTACAATAGCATATGATATTGCTCCAAAAAATTCTCATGTTGTTACTGATTTATGGATACAACTATGAAAAAAATAATTTGTTTTATAAAAGGTCATAATATTAAAACTTCTAAGTGTCCAGTTACTGATGCTAAATTAGATATATGTTTAAGATGTTCGCCAAAAGTTCACTCTAAAATGAGTTTTAAGTAAACAGTAACTCTCAATAATAGCATTAGAGTTTGTAAAAAGAAAAAACTCTGGTATACTTAATCAATAACAGTTTTCAAAGGAGCAAATCAGTGTCTGATTTTTTTAGTTTTCGTTTGTCTGAAGAGTTTATAAATGAGTATAAATCAAAAGAACCACCATTTGGTTTTAGTGATGCTGGTGGTAACTCATTAGGAGAGATTACATTTATTCGTACCTACTCTCGCATGAAGGATGATGGCACCAAAGAAAGATGGTACGAGGTTTGTCGTAGAGTAATCGAGGGCATGTATTCAGCACAAAAGAATCATGCTAAAGAAAATAGATTGCCTTGGAATGACTATAAGGCACAGGCATCTGCTAAGGAAGCCTATCAGCGTCTATTTGAATTAAAATGGACTCCACCAGGAAGAGGGCTTTGGTCTTTTGGCACTGCTCTTACTATGGAAAAGAAAAATTCTGCTGCCTTACAGAACTGCGCTATGGTTTCAACAAAAGATATAGATCGCAATGATCCAGGCCAGTTATTTGGATGGGTAATGGATGCTCTCATGATGGGTGTAGGTGTAGGGTTTGATACTTTGGGCGGGGAGAAAAATTTACCAATTTATGATCCTACAGAACCACCACAAGTATATGAAATACCAGATACTCGTGAAGGCTGGGTAGAGTCTGTTAGATTACTAATTAATTCATATTTAAAACCTAATATGTATATTCAAGAGTTTAACTATGACCTTATTAGACCTTTAGGTGCCCCTATTAAAGGTTTTGGCGGTACAGCAAGTGGACCTGCACCACTTATACAACTACATAAGCAAATCAGGTCTGTAATCGGCGGTAGAGCAGGAGAAACCCTAGATTCAAGAGCAATAGTTGATATCGTAAATCTCATTGGTACCTGTGTGGTATCAGGAAATGTTAGACGATCTGCTACCTTGGCTTTGGGTGGATCAGAGGATAAAGATTTTATGAATTTGAAGAACGCTGAGGTTTTTCCAGAGCGTAATTCATTTGATCCAGAAAATCCAGGTTGGGCATGGATGTCTAATAACTCCATTGCTGCGACGGTAGGTACAAAATACGAAGACTATGTAGACCTAATCGTTAATAACGGAGAACCAGGATTTATCTGGCTTGATGTGGCACGTAACTATGGTCGTCTGGCAGATCCTAAGGATGGCAAAGACTATCGTGTTATGGGCTTCAATCCGTGTGCGGAGCAGCCATTAGAATCATACGAACTTTGTACACTTGTAGAGGTACATCTAAATCGTCATGAGTCTAAGGAGGACTTCCTACGGACACTCAAGTTTGCTTACCTATATGGCAAGACGGTAACGCTGATACCTACACATTGGCAACAGACAAATGGAATTATGCAGCGTAATCGTCGTATTGGAACCTCTCTTACAGGTATTGCATCATTCTCAGACAAATTTGGCTTACCTGTTGTGCGTGAATGGATGGACGAAGGATACAAGACTATTCGCAAATATGATCATTCTTATTCTGAATGGCTATGTGTTCGTGAATCCATTAGGGTCACAACTGTTAAGCCATCAGGGTCTGTATCAATTCTTTCTGGCGCAACTCCAGGAGTTCACTGGGCACCAGGCGGAGATTATTTCTTGAGAGCAATTCGTTTTGGGAATACCGACCCAATGATTCATTTGTTCAAGGCTGCTGGATATAAGATGGAGGCTGACCTTGTATCTGCGAATACAACTGTCGTATATTTCCCAGTTCACTCTGGACATCCAAGATCTGAAAAAGATGTTACATTATTTGAAAAGATTGCGCTTGCTGCTACTGCTCAGAAATATTGGTCTGATAATGGCGTCTCTGTAACGCTTTCATTTGATAAAGAAACTGAAGCAAAGCATGTAGCGCCTGCTCTACACATGTACGAGGGACAACTAAAGGCTGTCTCATTCCTACCGATGGGAAATCATACTTATCCACAGCAACCATATACTCAAATAACCGAAGAAGAGTATAATGGTTATATTGGCCAAATTAAAAAAATTGATTGGTCTGCCATTTATGATGGGGCTGAAAATTTGGAGGCACAGGGAGAAATGTATTGTACAACCGATGCTTGTGAGATAAAGGTAAACTAATGATAGATAAGATAAAATATGTTGAAGGCTTTATGCCAGTAGATGTTGCATTAAAAATATCTGAATATGCTAAAAAATATTCTGATGACTTTTTAGAGTATGGAAATGGTGAACAAGAATTTACCGTTCATACATATAATGAGATAGCATCAAGAGATAAAGAAGTTCTTCATTTAATGCAAGAATATGCTCATAAAGTTTATGATTTTGTTTTAGAAAATTATGAAGGTCCATTTCAAGATTTTATTGATGAAAAAACTCATATAGCAAAGTTTACAGCAGGAAGAGGCATGCATGAACATTTTGACTCAAATAGGCCAAATGATATTGCAACTCTTGTATATTTAAATAATGATTATGTTGGCGGAGATATATATTTCCCAAAATATAACATATCATATAAGCCAAATCCAGGAGATTTACTTTGTTTCCCAGATAATCCAGATTATATTCATGGGGTTAAAGTAATAGACCTTGGAACAAGATATACTACTCCAAGATGGTTTACACGTATCGTGTGATAAAATAGACCCATAATGTCTATTCCATCAAACTTATATGCAGAAAAAATATTTGCAGAACATCCACAAAGACTTTGGGCTTTAGATGATGTTTCTGATTATGTTTCTATAATAAGCGAAGAAAATAGAAATCTTTCTTCTTGGGATATAGTAAATGGCTCATCTGAAATAACTCAACAGTTTTTAGATACACCATTTCCACAAAGTGTTGTTAATAAAATAACACCAACTCAAATATCTGGAGAAACATTTTCAGTAACTTTGGTTAGCCCAGATATTATTGATATTAATGACTTAAATAATACATTAAAAACATTTTCTATAGGGTCATATTTTTATACAGAAAGCCCTTATGTTCTTGGTATTGAAATTGGGTATAGATACTATGACACCATTCTTTCTGAATATATAGATATTTTAAAACCATACGATATATCTATAAGAGATAGATGGATCTTTTTATCAGAAACATTTAATCCAGATTTTGAAAACTCTAGCATTAAAGTTGTAATTAAATTTAATTTTGTTTTTACCACAAACTCTTTAGAAGACTATTTAATTTATTCAAACGGACTTTCTTTTGGTCAATGGTCAGAAGAATTTCATTCACATTCTTTAGGAATATCAACAGTAACCCTTCCTTCAGATATAGCATTGCCAACATCACAAGTAATTGCAGCAGACTCATATGGACTTATACAAGATCCTGGATATTATTTTTCAAACAACAATGCAATGGTTGCAAAAAATTTTGGTATACCGATGGTTTTTGGTTCTCAAAGCATTACTAAGTTATATAATAATGATGGAAATCCTTCTTTAATTGTTCCATCTTTAGGAATGTTATCAGATTCAGGAAAACATCAAGAGTATACATTAGAATTTTGGATTAGAACAAATAACGCATCTACAGAACAAAAAAGAATTATAGGTCCAATATCCTCAGATGATGGAATATATTTGCACGGGCCGTTTATAATGTTAAAAATAGATGATAACTATGCGTCTTATTATGTAGGTAAATGGGAAAGACCAATGCTAATTCATCTTAGATATACAAGCACACAAGCATCTGTTTTGTTAAACGGAGAAGAAATAATATCAATGACAATTGATTCAAAAACAATATCATTACCATCTAAATTTTCAGAAGATAATAAAGACCAGCATTGGATAGGATTTTATGCATATGAAAAAATACAACCAATAGAAATAGATTGTGTTGCAATATACCCATATTCTGTTCCATCAATAGTTGCTAAAAGAAGATTTGTTTTTGGGCAAGGAGTTCAATATCCACAAAATTTAAACTCTATTTATGGAGGGGAATCAGTTCTATTTGATTATTCTTTTGCCGATTATACAAAAAATTATAACTATCCAGATTTAGGTTCTTGGGGACAGGCGTCAATTGATAATTTAATTGTTCAAGATGCTATGTTGACAACACCAGAAGTGCCTATTCCAAAAATATTTACAGATAATACAACTAAAAAAGAGGCAGACTTACTTGAAGATCAAAATCTACTATCTAATAAGTTATATTTAAATTTAAAGCCGAACAGTTCTTGGGATTCAGTTAATTCGTATATTTACTTTGATAATTTTTCTTTATATAACCAAACAACAAAAGCAATATATGGTTTATTTGAAATAGAAGAAAGTTTTGCTAATAAACAAATACTTATAAGACTGGAGGATAACAATTCAAATTATTTTTCAATAGAGTGTATAGATGATAAAATACAATATATATTAAAATATAATGGGGTAATTAAAACAATTTATGAATGCTATAGAATAAATGCACTTTCTGCCACAGACCTAGATGACGGCGAAATAGGAGAGACAGAAAACATAATTTTTGCAGTTGGTTTAGAAATAGACAAGTTTAAGAATTATTTTGGAGGAAATGTAACAGCATTCTTTACAAATCAGGCAATTTTAAAAATGTATGTTGGAGGAACAAAAGAGTTTGAAAATACATTCACTGGAAAAATATACAGGGTAGGTCTATGTTCAGAAAAAAATATTTCTGAAATAAATAACTTATTTAATATTTTAGGCGTACCAGTAGACTATGAAAATATATTTAACTTATATGATAATTCTGTTACATACAGTGGAGGTTCCGCAAATCAAATTGTTTGGGGCAACTATATAGGTGCAACAAATACAGACTTACAAGAAGATGAATTAGACGTTCTTGATCCAGTATTAGAAAATTATAGTTACTCTCCATCATTACCAGATCTTAGAATTCTTTTAGATCATATACCAAGTGTTGGAATATCCCCAATTAAGTATTTTGATAAATTTTATTTAGATGCAAGCATTTCTGGTTCATGGACCGATTACGTCCCATTATCATATTTTGCACAAAATGTTTTAGATGAATATGGCAACCAAAAGTTAGGTTTAGACTTTATTCAGTTTAATATTAATTATCCAGCATCTATTAAATTTAAAGAGACAGAACAAATTGATGAAAATGGTTGGCCATATTCTGAACTTACATCTCAATATGCATTTCCTGAGCAACGAGCATACACATCTCTAGATAACTTTTTATTTACTGGATATTTAGATTATGAAGATTTAAGACAAAAATCTATCAAAACATATACCTATGATACATCTAATGAAATATTGAAAACATATATAACTTTTGAATTTTTAGAAGATGGTGCCAATGAAAAGAAGTCTTTTTTTGCTAAAACAAAAGATGTTCCAAAAAACGGAGTTATTGAACCAGATAGTGATTGGATTAACACTAGGTATGAAGTAGTTGACAATGTGATTATTTATCCTCCGCAGGGAATAAATTTTAAAGATCTTGCAATTGTTATACATATTGAAATTAATATAGATGGAATCAAGTATAGCCCACTTAAAATAAAAAATTTACAGTTGGCATCTCAAGCATTTAACTATAACGGTGCAAATGGAGTAGGCACAAGATTTGGAACTCTAGTTTATCCATACAAGTCAAGCGGGTATTATTTTAATTATAAAAGTAAAAATCCGTTTACTATATACAAAGGATCTTCTCCATATTTATATTTAACTAAAGATTCTGGAATTGAAATAAGAGGTGACTATGATCCATTAGTAAATCGTGGCGTCGCACTCTCTATTAACTCATCTAAAGTTCAAAAATATGAAGTTATGGCAATGCAAACATTAATGAGATTTAATTATGATTTTTTCCCATATGCACCCACACAATTCATGCAAATAAATGCCAAAAATAAAACAATAAAGTTCTACATGGTTGCAGACCATCCATCAGGTAAAAGAGCAAAAATTTATGCAATAGATGCAAATACTGGCGGATTATATAATGCAATTGCATTTTATTTAAATGGAAAAATTGTTAAAGAACCAGTAATAAATGTTAATGAGTGGGCATTACTTGGAATTAGTTTTTCTGATATTTTAAATTTTAATTCATATAATGGTTCGATAATGATTAATGGTCCAATTGCTTTTAACGCATTATCATATTATGAAACCACAAATTTACAGGAAGTAAAGACTGTTACAAAGAGGCCTTGGGCTAGGGTAAGGTTCTCATCTGATGGTATTTTTGATTGGGAATATTGGAATGATTTTTATATGTGGGACGGTGTTTTAGTTCAATCTTCTAGTAGTTATTATGGAGTAAATCCAGTAGATCTATATAAATCTTACACAGGAACTAATAAGATAATTGTTGAGGATGACAGAGTTTTTAGTATTCAGGAGTATGAGTACGCAGTATTTAAAGATATATCTTGGCAATCTCAGATATCAAATGCAGTCTAATATGGTATACTTGTGGTTATGAAAGACAAAAATCATCTACCTTTTGGCAAAGACGGCAAGCCACGCATGCCTGGTCAAATAGGCGATACAAAGGTTACGATGATTGAAAAAAATTATAATTGGGGACTCTATGTATGGAAGAAGTCTAATGGCAAATGGTTTACTGATGGAAATGGAAATATTTTAAATATACCTGCAATGAAAGGTGATATTTCAAAGATTGCGGAATTAAAAAAAGCAGCAGCATACTACGGAGAGCCAGAAGGTGAACCACACTTTTTCCCTGGACTTGCAAGAGTAACTGATGAAGAGTATTCTGAGCAAAAACAAAGAATGCTTGAGGGTTGGATTCCAAACCTTAATGACTTAGGCTCAGTTTATGATGCACAACAAACTATTAAAAAGTATGGAGCACAAGACTAATGTCAGATGATCAAGAATTTATTATAGGCGCAAGAATAGATAATGCATTTAATATTTTGGATCAGTTCAAAACTGAAGATCCATTTAATAAATCTTGGGACGAAATAAAAACCTATACTGGATTAGACAATAACTTTAAAAGAAGAACAGGTCGTTTAGTAGAAAAGTCACTTGCACCAGAAAATATGCAAGGATATATTGATAGCGCAAGAGCAGAACAAAGCGGTATTGATGGAGCAAAGTCAAAAGAGATTAACCCTGGTACAGTATATAGAAATGCGTATGGATTATTTGATGTAATTACACCACCATGGAATGTATATGAACTCGCTAACTATTATGATACTTCTTTTGCTAACCATGCTGCTATCGATGCTAAGGTTGAAAATATAGTTGGCTTGGGATACGATTTTGAGGTTTCTCCAAGTACAATGCTTCGTCTTGAATCAAATAAAGATAAAGAACAAGTAGCAAGAGCAAGAAATAGAATTGAACGAGCAAAGATTGAAATGCACGATTGGATTGAATCATTAAATGATGATGATTCTTTTACAACTACCATGATGAAAGTTTATACAGATGTTCAGGCAATTGGAAACGGATATCTAGAAGTTGGTAGAACTACACGTGGAGAAATTGGATACATTGGACATATACCAGCAACAACAATGCGTACTAGAAGATTGCGTGACGGATATGTTCAGATAATTGGTCAAAAGGTTGTTTATTTTAGAAATTTTGGAGCAACTAACCCTAATCCAATTACATCGGATCCAAGACCAAATGAAATTATTCACTTTAAACAATACTCTCCATTAAATACATTTTATGGAGTTCCAGACATTATGTCAGCAATTAACTCACTTCATGGAGATCAATTAGCATCACAATATAATATTGATTACTTTAGCAATAAGGCTGTTCCACGTTATGTTGTGACACTAAAGGGTGCAAGACTTTCTGCTGATGCTGAAGATAAGATGTTTAGATTTTTACAAACTAATCTTAAGGGGCAATCCCATAGAACTCTTTATATCCCACTACCTGGAGATAGTGATACTAATAAGGTTGAGTTTAAAATGGAACCTATTGAAAATGGTGTTCAAGAAGGTTCTTTTGAAAAGTATAGAAAACAAAATCGTGATGATATTTTAATTGCACATCAAGTCCCCCTATCCAAAATAGGTGGAGAAGATGCTGGTGGTATAGCAGCAGCAATGTCTCAGGATAGAACATTTAAGGAGCAGGTTGCTAGACCAGCACAGAAAGAACTAGAAAAAATATTAAATAAAATTATAAGAGAAAAAACAGATGTTTTAGTTTTAAAGTTTAAAGAACTTACCTTAACAGATGAAATAGCACAGTCCCAAATATTAGAAAGATATGTTAAGACACAGGTTATGCTTCCAAATGAAGCAAGAACAGTACTTGGACTTCCACAAAGGGAAGGAGGAGATGAGCCTTTCCAACCAAAGCCAGATATGCAAAATAATCCAGCAGATAGGGCAAGGGATGGAGAAAGAACTAATAACCAATCCGATGGACCTGCCACTATAAGTGGTAGAAACCCAAAGGGTGAGGGTAGATCTTCACAATAGTTATACACATGTTTATTCACAATTTATTAACATTTGTGTAAAAAAGGCTCTATAATATATTCTAGTATGACTATATCCAAAGCCCATTGGAATACCGATGGCGACTCAGTAAGACTTTCCCTTCCATTTGCGAAGGTTGATAAGGAAAGACGCATTGTCTCAGGTTTTGCGTCTCTTGATAATGTTGATAAACAAGGCGATATAGTTACAGCAGAAGCATCGATGAAAGCATTTTCAAAGTTTCGTGGAAACATTCGTGAAATGCATCAACCATTAGCAGTTGGTAAAATGGTTAATTTTAAAGAAGATAGATATTTTGATCCAGAATCTAAAAAGTTTTATTCTGGAGTTTTTGTATCAGCATATGTTTCTAAAGGTGCACAAGATACATGGGAAAAAGTTTTAGACGGCACACTAACAGGATTTTCAATTGGTGGAAGAATGAATAAATGGGATGATGGTTATGACGAAAAGTCAGATTCTACAATTAGAATTATTAAAGATTATGATCTTGTTGAACTATCGTTAGTAGACTCACCAGCAAATCAATTTGCAAATATTATGCATGTAGAAAAAGTTGATGGTGTTGAAATTGTTAAGGGACAAGATGTTGCACTTGAAAATGTTTTTTATGATGAAGATTCAGGAATAGTAATGGTTTCAGATCAAGAAACAGTAAAAAGTCCAATTACTGGTAATGAGATGAAGAATATAGGTTTCGTTGAAAAAGAAGACAACGAAAAAATGGATATAGTAAAATTCTTAGTAGATAGTGCTAAAGGCATTGGTGCTAAGATTTCAGAGGAGGAAAATCCTATGGCAAAAACAAAGAAGGTTACTGAAGAAGTAACAGAAATTGCTAAGTCAGAAGAAGTCGCTCCAGAGGCAATTGCCGAAACTCCTGTAGTTGAAACTGAAAAAGCAGATGAAGTTGTCGTTGAGACAGTTGAAGTTGCTGAAGCAGAAAAGGCTGCACATCCAGATAAGGAAACCGAAGAAGAAGATTCTAAGGAAGGTCCTAATGCTGAGATGGAAGAAGAGAAGAAAGCAAAGAAATCAGATGATGTTATTGTTGAATCAATAGCAGAACTAAAGAATACAATTACATCAGCCTTTAGCGATTTAGTTGAAACTGTAAAGTCTTTACAGACAGAAGTAGAAGTACTTAAGTCAAACAAAGTTGATACAGATGCAGTGAAGAGTTCATTAGATGCAGTTGCCAAAGATATTGCTGCAATTAATGACCGTTTTAATAATTTTGGAAAGCGTGTTGACGCAGTAGAAGCAGAGACAGCATTCCGAAAGTCTGGCGATCTAGGCGAGATCGTTCAGGAACAACCAGAAATGGTTGAAAAATCCTTATGGGGCGGACGTTTCCTCAAAACAGCCGACTTATTTAGATAAGTAAAATACTTGGAGGTGACAATATGTCGGAAGAAATAAAGAAAAATCAACCAGGAGAATCTGGAGAACTCGGTGGCACAACCCCAGGTCTTTATCAGGCACAAGGTGCATTTGCATCAGGTTCTGAAGCAGGTTCTAATATCCCTGGTAACTATACTGATGGTGGTGTCCTTGGTAATATTCCAAACGCTAACCTAGGTCTTACAACAGGACCAAATGCAGTAAATCCTTCGGGTGAGGCTGGAAGCGGTATCCTACGCCCTGAACAGGCACAGCGTTTCATTGATTACGTTTGGGACGCTACAGTTCTCGCCCAAGATGGTCGCCGTGTCACAATGAGAGCAAACACCATGGAACTCGAAAAGATTAACGTGGGTGAACGAGTTATTCGTGCTGCTGCTCAAGGTGTCGGTGATTACACAAACACTGGTGCAACATTTAGCAAGGTAGAACTTACAACCAAGAAGATTCGTCTAGACTGGGAAGTATCTGCTGAAGCACTTGAAGATAATATTGAGGGGGCTGCGCTTGAAGATCATCTAGTTCGCTTGATGACAAACGCATTCGCTAATGATATCGAAGATCTCGCTATCAATGGTGACGGCGCTACAGGCAACTTCCTTTCAATTATGAAGGGCTTTATCAAGAAGCATAAGGATAATGGTGACTCACACGAGGCTGCTGTTACTGTTGCTGATAATGCCTGGACTCCAGAAGTTATGCAGGAATTAATTCTTGCATTGCCACGTAAGTATCGTGCTCTTAAGAACAATCTTAAGTTCTATGTTGGTACAGATACATTCGCTGGTATTGTTAAGAATAACGGTACACTCGCAGATGCTATTGCTGAAGCAATGGGTCCAAGAGTTGCTGGTACTGCTGCAAACCGTCAAGCATATCTTGATGGAAATGGTCAGACATTCGGTGGAGCACGTACAACACGTGTTCTCGGAATTGACGTACAAGAAGTTCCTTACTATCCAGATGGATATGTCGATTTGACATTCCCTCAGAACCGTGTATGGGGCTTCCAG